GAACCACTATTATTAATAGTTAAAGAATTTGGATTATTTGCAGTAATAGTTATTGCTCCGCCCAAAGAAACGGCAGTACTATTTATTGTTATTGAACTGTTAGCAAGGTTAGCATTTGTTATCCCGGCACTACCTGAAAGGTTACTATTTACTAAACCAGTAATACCTGACCCTGAACCACTAAACGAACTTGCTGTAACAGAATTTGAGAAAGATGTTGCACCTGTATTAGCTATCGAAAAGAATGTAGTATAAGAACCACCGTTTGGTTTTCTTCCAATCCCAAAGAAATCCGAGCCAGTTAATACAGCATTATTTCCTCCTAAATCTAAAGCCCAAGATGGCAAACTATTTACACCTGTATTGTTAGCTATTATTGAAATACCATTATACCCTGATGAATTACCCGCATTTGTTGTAATTCTTACATTCCCGCTATTGTACCCATTCAGATAAATATTGTTATCATTCCCGTTTACACCACTTATCAAACTTGTAGAATTATTTGTAAGTCCTGACATTGTAACAGAACTTGAAAATATTGCTGCATTTGTAGCATAGTTAAAGGTTACAGCATTTGTTCCTAACCCTGCGTTATAAAGGTTAGCAATATCACCACTTGCATACCATAACCAAAAGTGGGAAGTATTAACACGGTCATAGAAAGCATAACCCGCATCACTTCCACTACTTGTGAATCTCGTTGTATTCCCTGTTATTGCATTTGCGCTAAACGAATACGTTGTACTTGTATTTCCGGTCGTATTATCAAACCTTAATACTTCAGTTGTAGGCGTATTAGTTCCGCTACCAACTAAAACAGAAGTGATATTTGCCCCAATATAATTAGTTACAAAAGCTGCATTTCCATTACCGCTTGATACTAAACTTATTCCCGGAATATTACCCTGTGATTGTATCTGTAATTGCTTTGTATTTGTATATGAACTATTGAAAATTCCGATTGTTCCATTTATAGCACCCGCAGTAAATGAGTTACTACCAATATTTACCGCCCCGGTAGCCCCTGTATATGGTACAAAAGTACTTGCCCCTGTTGTTCTTACAAATGTTTTAGTAGCCACCCCGTAATATGCTGCGGTATCTGTTTGTGCAATTATTTTAGTGGTATCTACTGTCCATGTTTGTGTTAATGCACCATTATAAGCAGTTCCAGTAAGACCATAACCAGTATTTAAATAATTAGCAGAAGCGGTACTTATTGATATATTAGCAGAGCCATCAAAAGCTACACCGTTAATAGTTCTAGGTGTTTGTAATGTAGATGCGGTTGTAGCATTTCCCGTTAATGCCCCCACAAAAGTTGAAGTAGTTAAAGAACCTGAAGATGGGTTAAATGTTATTTTAGAAGATGAAGTATTTAAACTTTGAAAACCACCCCCACTATTTGTAACCCATAAAGGGTAATAAGTTGCGTTGGTTGAATTATTATCTGTTATTGCAGTTGTGTTTGAAGAAGAAGAATTACCGCTTAATGTGCCTATAAATAAATTAGCATACACGTTACCGCTTATATCTCTAGCCATTAATGTTGAACCTACGTTATTAGGAGTTGCATTTGTGGATATTGTTGCTGCCGTACTACCGTTATATGATGTACTACTGTACTGTAAATAAGTATCGAATGTTAATGTAGCCAAGTTGCTACCCAATGATATACCGCTTATTGTTGAATTAGCTAAATCGCTATTTGTTATTTTAGTTGTAGTTCGCCTATAAGGTGATAACATTGTACTTGTATCGTAATACTTTACCCCTGCTTGTTTTTGTAAATAAACCGATAGCATATAAGCAGTATCACTATACTTAATTCTTGTTGATAGCATACTAGCCGTATCTAAATACTTGACTATATTACCTGCATATACATTTGTAGCGGTCATATTACCACTTACTACCACCGATGCCGGAGTAATATTATTTAGTGTTAATGTTAAGTTAGGTGTGCTAGTTGGACTCATTACCGTACCCGAAATACCATTCGCAGTAGTAAATGAAAATGAAGATACCCCCGCTACAGATGCACTAATATTAGCCTGTAAGCTATCCCTTACTTTATTCAAATCACCGCCTGTTATAACTTGTGTACTTACCCTACCTGTATCTATTGATAATGTTAAATTACCTGTCAATGCCGCTGCCCCCTTTAATGGGGCATTTGTATTAACATATAATGACTTTCTAACGTAATAAGAATATGCTGTAGCGGTATCAGATATTTTTAACCGATTTGATAAAGCATAAGCAGTATCGGATATTTTCAATCTATTAGAAACCAGGTATGCCGTATCACTTATCTTTAATCGGTTAGATAGCATATAAGTGGTATCACTTATTTTTAGATGGTTTGCCATCATATTTGCTGTATCTGAAATAAGCAAATAACTACCCCCGGTAGAAGAAGAAAATATATGCCATTGATTAGGGTTAAGGCTTCTCCACCAAATTTGCCCTCCTGTAACTTGTATTAATGCCCCTGAGTATTTTGATGCTACACTAAAATTTGCAGTAGTTGTATCAGGGAATATGATTGCAGCTAAGTGAACTACTGAATCTGCTGTTAAACCGCCTTTACTTTTAAAATCAGTTGAATTACTTCCCGTAGTTAATGTATTTACAAATTGAGCCTTAGATATAAGACCGCATAAACATAATAAAAATATAATTCCTATTCTTTTCATCTACGAAGTTTTATAAAATGTTCCAGTTAGTTTATCGTTTGTCTGTAATGTATATCCGCCTATGCTAAAGTTTAATTGACCTATGGTAGAGTTAAACGTATATTCCCCCGTAGTTCCATCCCATAATTGGAAAGTACTTTGGTTAATAAATATTGTGCTAGGTGCAGTAGCCCCTATTAATGCGGTGTTAGTATATGTTTGTACCCCTGATTGACCTGCTGTAATAGTTATATTTAATTGGTATGGTATATTTGCGGAAGGTGCTGAAGGATTTACTACTGAACCGCCTGAACCACTTATCCCTTGTGCAGTTATGAAATAAGCCCCACATAATGCTATTAAATAGTTCCCTGTTTCTACTAATGTTGTATCGGTTGGGTTATTAGTATAATCCCATTGTACAGATATTCTTTCGGTGTATATTTTATTTGCTAATAAAGTATCTTGTTCAATACCCCTTTTTATAGCATTTGCAGCTAGGTATTGGCTTATTTTAGCATACTGTATTATTGTTGAAGTAGATAGCATTTAAAAAAATGTTGTAGGGTTATTAATTAAAAAGTACCCATCTGATAAAGCGGATTGAGCAGAATAAATATCCCCGAAAGAACTAACTGCCTGAACTGCATCATCCATAAATGTTCTTAATTTCATCTTGTTAAGATAAAAAGTAGAATTAGAAACTAATGATGGATTAGATGTTTGGTATTGCGTTAATTGATACAAATAAGATTCTCCGTAAGCATTAAAACAATATAACCCCGTAGATGTATATAATACATCATTACTTACATCTAGCCATTGAACTGTGATATTTAAAGCATAATCTTTATCTAAAACAGATGAAGTAAGGCTTGCCCCACCTGACAATGGATAATTGATATAGCTTGTACTTGTTCCCGTTGGCACTAAATATGTTCCACTCGCTTCTTGTAAATAAATGCGTCTTTGAGTTATAGTACCATCTGACCCCGTAGATGTATCTGTTACTGTCAATAAAGCTAAATTAGCTGTGCTTTGGCTTACTGAAAAAGAAGGAGAGAATGACATATTATTTAATTTTAAAGTAGCGGGGGTCATTATAACCCCCACCATATTGTTATACTAATTCAGGTTCTTCTTTTAATTTAGCTAATTGATTAGTAATTGATTCAAGTGTTGATTTACCGTTTTTAGCTGTTTGAGTCCAATCGTAAATACTTTGTAATTGGTCATTTGAACGTTCAATAGTAGCTAAAACAGTATCACCCATTTTCAATGTTTTAGTTGGTATATCATAATCTATTACACCACTATCCATAGCTAATTTAATAGATGCTTTTATTTTGGTACTAGGGTCATTATATACTTTAAGGAAGTTATCGGGATTATCTTTTGCAAATACCAATACCTTACCTTTAATAGCAAGTATTTCTGTTTCAGACCAGTTTAATGATGCCGAAAATTCTTTAGCTGATTCATCTGAAATATTAGCTGCTTTCTGTAAAGCATCTCTTAAAATATCTACTTTCTGAATAGCATTTTTACTATCTGCAACTATATCTACAAAACGGAACAATGGTTCTACGTTTGAATTTCTATTTTTATTACCTTTATTCATATTGGATAGACACAAAAATTCATATATTTCTGTATCAGGCATAGCCCCACCCTTCAATGAAAATTTTCCGTTAAATCTTTGCATACCCATCCCCGGAAATAAGAAATGGTAAGTAGGTACACCGTTAGCATCTACTGAATCTATTACACCAATATCAACGTAATCACCTACTACATTACCCGCACTATCTGTTAGATAGGGGTCAAATATTCTATCGCTTGTTGGTATTTGCCTTTTCCCGTATAATAGTGGATTTTCCCTTTTTTCTTTTTCATCGGGGCTAGGGTTAGGAATACCATGTAACATTTCTACTGTTACAATTTGGTCTGGTTTTAAGACCGGGATTTCAGATTTTAATTTGTCTGAAATTTTGTTGAAATTACCTACAACTTTCATTTTTTAATTTTTATAGTTAAGAAGGTAGGCTGCATAGTGCAGCCTACCTGTAAGAAACTAACTATTACACTACTTGTTGACGTAAGAAGTGCTGAACACCCAAACACTCAAGACCTTGATAAGTTACCCAATCAGTTGTCATGTTAGCGGTGTTACCGTTTGGATTAACGGTAGAGAAACCACCACCATGAATTTCATTGATAAGGTCATTACCATAGATTGTTTGTTTAGGGAAGTACCTAACTCTGATTTGAGCATCACTACCACCACCTTCTACTTTAACCTTATTGTTATAAGGCAGGTAGTAAAGTGATTTTGCAATTACTGTTTTTGCAAACAATACAGGATGGTCAAGAATAGGCATACTCATATAATTGAAATCAAAACCACCGTATGTTACTTTATTTACGGTTAAGTCCATTTCTTTGCCATCAATAACCAAACGTACAGAGTTTACCCCTGAACTACCTAAGTTTTTGTAATAGGTATCAGTTGCTCTAAGTGCTTTAGAAGAACCTACGATTAAGTAGTCTTTAGGCGCACGAACAGAGATAAGGGTATCTTGTGCGTTATCCAAGTCAGCTTTTTGGAAAGTACCCAAAGTACCATCTACTAAACTATTACCGTATAGTTCAATGTATTTGTTTACCCCTCTAGTTGTTTGGATTGCACCGCCCCCACCTGTATCTGAACTAACGATAGTGTTAGGGTCAGTAAGTACAGGGTTAGTATCACTAAATGAAGTAACACTCATATCACCACCCCAAAAGGCAGCATTGATATTACCTTTCAGTTTAACTGTTTTTTCCCAATGGTCTTTGAAGATATACTTGTTTTGACCTTGAAAATCTACTTCGATAGTTGCAGAGTTTTGAATATCCGTAATTTTTGAAGTTTCACGGAAAATCTGAATCTTATTGAAGTATCTTGTAACCCCATAACGAAGGTTCAAAGGGGTTGTTGAGTTCTCACCTACAGCCATTGAGTAGCTAGAAAGCAAGTCATTCTGTGTACAAGTAAGGTTTGCACCTGATACTGATTTAATAACAACGGTATCTAATCCAGAAGTTGTAGTTACAGAACTAACGATACCTGTATTATCATTTACAAACATGATAAGGTCGTTCAATCTTGTATAACCTGAAGTAGCTGCTGTTAATTGTACAGTAACTTGTGTAGTACCACTACCTGTTACAGAACCTTGTGATGTATCTAACAATTTAAACAAACTTTCATCAATGAAAGTATTGTAGAAAGGTTGGATAGTTGGCATTTTGCGGTCTGCAAAACCCAAAATATCTGTTAGTTCATCTTCATTATAAACGTCTGTGATTAACCTGTTAATTTCCCGTGTATCAAGAAATGGGTCAAGGGCAGAGACGTACGACTTATTAATTATACCTATAGATGCCATTTTTTAAAGATTTAATTTGTGAATAATTGTTTTGCTTATCCACCAAACTTACCTGCCTTATACGTTGGCTTAACATCGGTTTGAGTTGTTAAAGAACCACTAGGCTTTTTCGCATTTTGTCCTTCTTTAACTAAACTTTCTACACCCAATGATTTACCATAATTTACAAGGTCGGAAACAAACTTTTTAGGGTTTGCAGCGAATAGTGCTAGTTGTTGCAGTTTTTGTACATCAGGCTCTCCCTGTGGTGTAACAATCATTTTCTGCCATACATTACCATCCGTAATAGCCCTCATAATAACTTCCGGCTTATCTACGTTAAAATTGAAACTTCCTGATTCGCCTAAATCTACTGCAACTCTCTTGCTTGATAGAAGGCTTTTAGTAGCTTCGTGATTAGCGTAAAACTGGTTAGCTATTTCTGCTTGTTGTCTGGCGGCTTCCGCAGCTTGTTGTAGTTCCGCAGAATTATCGACTTGTTCGATTTTCTTTGGTTCTGGTATTTTGAAAGATTGTTGTTCAGCAATCTTTTTTTCTCTTAATTTTCTAGCATCTGATTTCATCAATAACAACCCATCTTCTTTATCTTCTTCATCTGCTATTTCAGTTTGACTATATTTTTTATTAAATAGTCTTTCTAATTGTGCGTTAGTAGCATCTGGATATTCTTTTTTAAGTTCAGACATTACCACTTCTGTATCAGGGACTTTAGCCCAATCTACTGCTTTAGCATTTAGATAATCTATTGCGTTACCACCGTTTTTTAAGTGTTCATTAAGTTCTAAGGCAAAGTCATCTAACCCTAATTCTTTAAATAATTCTTTCTTATCTGCTTTCTTGATAGCTTCTCTCCAATCTGTTACTTTTTCTTCTATTGTTTTATTTGGCGTTTCAGTTTTACCTTCTGCTTCATCTTCATAACTAGGTAATTCAAATGAAGATTGATTAGTTTCTTCAACGGTTTTACTTGCGTTGGTATCGGTAATTGGTGTTTCTGTTTTTTCTTCTAATTTACCGCTTTCATCCACCTTTGTATTTGAAGTTTCAATAGGATTATCTACTATTGGTTGTTCAATCGTTGGTGTTTCTACTGATTCATTAAAGTCTGAAAGTTTAGAAATTTTAGCCATAAAGTTTGTTTTCGTTAAGCTGTTTTTTGTAGGCTTGCTTCTTTTTTAGCATCAGCCATTATTTGATTTGAAATTATTTTCGCATCGCTTTGAATATGTGCTTCCGTTTGGTCGCTTTGCTTTTTCATTGCTTCGGTCATATAAACCCATCTTCCTTGTGCATCTATTTTAGCTAAGTCTATTTGACCTTGCATTTGTATAGTTTGCTGTTTTGCTTGCTCTATTGCTATTGAAGCCTGTGCATTACCTTGCGCTTGTTGCTGTGCTAATTGTAATTGGTTTTGCTGTGCTTGCTCTTTATTCTTTTTAATCTTATAATCTAATAAAAGTGCAGCCTGTTTTAAGTTTCTGCAACTCATTACCATTATCTTATCTGCTACACTTAGTAAACCTTGTGATTCTTTAACGCTTACTTCTTGCCATAATGCTGCCCTTTCTTCTTTCGTAGGCGCATCTTCTACAAATATTCCCAACTCATACAATGCTATATCAGGATTAATTTGCAAGAATTTAACTGATTGCGCCCCTAGTGCTTTTGCATACCCTTCTACTTTTCCTAATTTAACCGCTATCTGCACTTTTTGTATAATAGAATCAGATAGCATAAGCATTAATCTTTTTTCTGCATTTGATAAAAGATATAGCGCATTATTGGTACTTTGCATTGCTGCATCTGCTACTGGTACAAGTGTTTTTGCGTTAGGAGTACTACCATCCGTCAATTCATTTAATCCTGAAATTTGACGCATTAATTCGATAGTATTATTTAGCTTTTCATATAACTGCCCGAAAGCCTCTAATTGCCCCGTAGCCTCAATAGTTACGGGTTTATAGTTAGGATTTTTACTTAATAAATCAGTACTTCTATATGGTACGACAAAGTTTGAAAATATGAAGTCCATTACTTCTTTTGGCTTCATTTTACCACCCCCTGCACCAAAAGCTACCGATTCTACTGAATTAAAATCAATATTAATTAAGTATGGTATTAATTTAGCTGAAAGGTTTTGTAATTTAAACCAAGTCAAACAAGCATCATCTTCCAATGGCATTAACCTTTCGGTAATACCTGTGTACATCATATCATAGAAATTCCAAGCATATAATTGAATATCTAATGAAGTTTTCCACCATGAAGATTTTTTACGGCTCATATTTTCAGACAAACCATAATCGTACATATAACCTGTACCTATAAGCCATTTTGTTTTATATACGACTTCTTTGGTAATAGTCATATATTTAGGAGTAGATTCCCCTTGTTCCATATCCCCCATTGTATCTGCCAATGGTTGGTTATATTCTTCTACTATATTACCCTTAATGAATTGCTTATTTTTATAATCGCTTTTTACAAACCTTTTATTACCCCTTCCATCTACTTCATTTTTATAAACTGTTTCATTCCAGTTTAAAAACTTAAAATCACATACTAATACTTTAAACCTATTCCATCCTTGATTATATAAAGCGGTGGATATATTAAGGTTAGCGGGGTTACCAAATTTACCTGCTACATTGGTACAAATATCATCTAACTGTTCTTTGGTAAAGAATGGCACTAAATCCGCTACTCTTACCTCTATCACTTCCCCCCAATGTACTAAATCAGAAAAGTCATTTTTTGAACAACGGGAAAGGATAAGATTTTCAGGGCAAACTTCCCGGAACTTACACATCCCATTTTCATCAATAAAAGTTGTATATCCACCTATGCCGTAATCGAATAAATTTTCGCATACCCTTTTTCTAAGTTCGTCTATTTGGTTTTGTTGCTGCACTAATTGGATAGCTTCTTCTGCTTCCATTGACATAACGTGCTTATACCCAAATTCCATTTCAATATTCAACTGTTCTTCATCCTGTGGCTCACCTACTGATGGTTTTAATATTGGGCTATCTGCTAGCGGGGAGTTGGCTTTTTTTGCAGCCTCATACATTTGAATCCTAATCTTTTGCTCATTGAAGTACTTATCTTCTTCGCTTTTAGCTAATGGGTCTATGGCATAAGCCTGTACATCAAATTCACGCTGTAATAGCTTAGAAATGGCTATTTCACGGTATTTTGTTATGAATGATGGAACTTCCCAGTTAATACTTTGCCAAGATTTATCCTCTACTTCATCTACATTAAGAAACTTTTTGTATTTGGTAATTGACTGCTTACCTAGTGCGTATTGACGTATTTCACGGAATTTACTTTGCCCCAAATAAAACATAGCAGGCATCAGCCCTTGACTTTCGTGCCAAGCTGCCCTAACATATTGGAGTATCCAATCAAAATTCTTTTCTCTTGGGTCTAATGAACTTGAAGGGTATCCGTTATTACTTTGAGTTAATGAAGCCAAATTTTAAGGCAATTTTAATACCGTACCGCTAAAATACGTCTTTTTATTAAAATTCGCTTAAAATTCTAAAAAAATTTGCTAAAGTTGAAAATTATTGTACAAAATCCTGTTTTGCAGTAAAAAATCGTAGTTTTCTGATTTGCGGGTATTGCTGCTAAATCCGTTATATTGGATGGAAGTAAATGGGTTGGAAACATAATAATCCCCCAAATTTGCTAAAGAAACGTCTATATGTTCTTCATCCGGGGTATTTAGGAATGTTTGGTAAAATTTTCGGCTAACTATATAGCAATGAAATCCAGTAAAATATTTTACTTTATTATTTTCTGATATATCCCCAATATAAATACCACCTAAGTATATATCAAAATCTATTGGTTTGTTATTTAGGAAATAATTAAAAGCACCTTCCCCGCAAAATCTAATATCATCTTCCATAATAAGAACTTCATCCCATTCTGCCACATGTGCATATTCAATTATCTGCTTATGTGATAAATTAATTGACTTTGCTACTGAACTTATATCGTGTTTACCTTCCCAAATTTCATAATTTTTAATACCTTGTTGTTCTAATTCTTTTAATAGAATAGGCAACCTATTAGGTTGGGAAGTACTATGAATTATGTTCGCTTTCAAGATATTTTAATATTTTATTTAAAGCCCCTTCGTATGTATAATATTCTTTATAAACTTCTGAAATCTTATCTTGCATATCTACTATTTGTAGCGGTGTATAGCTTTTTAATATTCTTACTATGTCATGGCTTTCAGATTCGGGTACTAATATACCATATTCGCTGAAATCAATATCGAAACAATTAACAAAATTATCTGAAATATAAACTGGTATAGTACCATATTGCATACATTCACATATACGGAAGCTATTTAACCCATACCCTCTAGGGCATAAACCAAATACAGAACTAGCTAATACTTTACAGAAATCAACTACTCCATGTTGTATATCTGAAATATAATACCCTATATTATCATTTAATCTAAATACGTTTTCTCTTATTGGGTGTGTATGTGAACCTATAAAAGAAGCCATTATATTTTTTACTCCGTCATGTTTATATGAATGTGGCATATTAAGCAATGGCATTTCTACTCCTGTTTTTTTACTCATATTAAATACAAGTAAATCTATTCTTGAAGTATCTACTAATATACCATCATCATATTGGCATATAGCCCAATACTTTTTATCGGTAGGTAATTCATTTATAAAATTCTGTAATCTTTGTAATGCTTCCTTATCCGTACCGTATTTATTATTTACAAAGTATGAAGTAAAATTAATTGGTAGGTATTCTCTTTTTGTTTCAGGTAAATTTTTTAATGCTACCCATGCCTCAAAAATTATATAATTTTCATAAGGATAGATAGTATTTATTTCTTGTTTGAATATTTCAGGTACTTCAATCATAATAAACTTGACTTTATGTATAATGCATCAGACCACGCCCCGCCTACTAACTCGCCCGTTTCTACTCTTGTAAATTCATTTAAAAATTCATCTATTTCACCCACCAATGCACAATTTTTATAAGTATGAACTGCATTAATCTCTGTTAGTACATAATCAAACTGATTAATTAATTTACCCATCCCTTTTAAGGCAAGTAATTCAGCCCCTTGTAAATCAAGGTTAAGAAAATTTATTTTACTAATATCTCTTTCTAATAAATTAAATAATGTATCTAATCTAATAGTAGTTAAAGTAATGCAATCTATAAAATGTACATTGGGGTGTATTTGTTCATGTACCCCAAACTCTAACATTGAACTGCTTTGTGCTTCATTATCTGAAATATTAAATACAACGACCTTACCATCAACATCACTAACACATGCTTTTATGGCTGTTTGTTTTTTAAATGATTCTATATTTTCTTTTAATTTATCAAATACAAATGGGATAGCTTCTACCCATAATATTTCACCGTCTATTAAATCATTATATAAAAATCTTTCTTGCCCCTCATTAGCCCCTAAGTGTAAAACCCCGTTTATTTTTAAATTGTACCTACTAATTAAATCTTGAAATGGTAACATCATAATTTACTTTTTTTATAATCCATCCACAAATTAATTATTTTATTGTATTCTTCCTTCCTTTCTTGTTCTGATAGTCTAACTCCATACCCTGTTTCATCTGGTTTAAAAACATCAAATAAATCTATTTTTAATGGTTCACTCATTAATTGAAAATGAATTAAACAATCGTAAAAAGTATCTCTATTAATTAATGGTGTTATAGCAACTATTTTATCTAAATCTATATAAACACCTGTAATCATTTTTTGTATAGAATCCATAACTAATCCCAATTAAGTATTTCAATATTGTTTCTTAAATAATAATCTTTTATATGGATTCTTCTTTCTCTCATATAGTCATTATGTGCATGAAACTCTACGAAAAGTTTTTTTATTAATGGGAAGTAATTTTTATTTAATTCTTCCAATACTTCAAATTCTGCACCTTCTATATCTAATTTTATATAAAGTTCATCTGCTTCTGGGCAATATTTATTGATTATTTCATCAAAGGTTATCCCTTGTATGTTATATTGTAAATAAGATGGTACGGCTTGATTTGATTCACCTATACTTAAATTTATAAAATCTTTACCCATTATAGTTGCGGCTGAATCACCTGCCATATCATCCCTAGTAATTAGGGTATATTCTTTATTTTGTGTAGTTAGTGCAGCTTTTATTAAAATACAATTAGGTAGTCCGTTTATTTCATTTTCAATATAAGGATGACATTCAGGGTTTGGTTCTATAAATATTTTTATCCATGAATCATCAATAAATAATAAAGGTTTTAATATTTTGTAAGCCCCCATTGAATTTGCCCCACCATCAATATATACTTTATTACAACCCATTTAAATCTTGTTTAATTTGATTATTTAAAATCTGTTCATTAATCCAATGATATGTTTTATTAATACCGTCTATAAACTTAGTATCTGGCTTCCATCCTAAAACTTCTTGTATTAATTCGTTATTGCTATTTCTTCCTCTTACTCCTTGTGGCTTAGTTAAATCATGTTCAATATTTAATTTCTTACCCGAAATACCTATTACCATTTCTGCTACTTCATTTACACTTACTAATTCATCACTACCTATATTTAATGGGTATATGTAATCACTTTCCATCAATCTCATTATTGCTTCAATACAAGTATCTATATATAAAAATGACCTTGTTTGCAATCCATCGCCCCAAATAGAAATAGTGTCGCCATCTTTTGCCATTGCTACCTTTCTGCTTATTGCAGCCGGATATTTTTCTTTCCCGCCATCCCATGTACCTTCGATACCAAATATATTGTGAAATCTTGCTATTCTTATATTTAATCCGTATTGCTTATATGCTGCTTCATACATTATTTCAGATTGTAGTTTTTGCCACCCATAAATAAGGTCTGGCATTGCGGGGTAACTGTCTGATTCTCTTAATGAAACATTATCCGTATTTTCTTGCTTATACATATTATAAACACAAGCAGAACTACTGTAAAATGATTTTTTTACTTTATAAAATACGCTACATTCTATAATATTAGATACTATTTGTGTACTACCTATCATTACATCATAGCTATGTGATTCATCCCCAATAAAGCCCATCCCGCCCATCAAGCAAGCAAGGTTATAAACTTCTTCTATTGGCTTCCCTTGTGCTACTGCATCACTAAATATATATTTTGTTGCAGATTGTACCCTTAAATCAAGTTTATGAAATTTATCCGGCTTTTCATATTTTGGTGATTCAATATCTACCCCAATTACATAGCACCCATTATTTTTTAAGTATTTTACTAAATGACCGCCTATAAACCCTGAACTACCTGTTACTAATACTGTTTTCATTTGTCTATTATTTTTTCTATTACTACTTGATAATCTTTTGAAATTATTGTTATATATCGTTGGTGTTCTAATAAAAATCTATCAATACCCCTTTTTGTTTCTTCTCTCCATGTATAATCATCGAATATTATTTTACCACCGTTTTTGCATATTTTAAAACAATTACAACCATCTTTATATACTTGTTCTTCAGTATGGCTACCATCAATATAAATTAATCCAAATCTTAATTCATGTAATTTTGGCAATACAATATCACTTTCATTTTTTTTTAATTCTATCGGTAAACCGTATGTATTTCTAAGAAATCTTTGGTACTGGTCTTTAAATATTTCAGTATGTTCGGTATCTTCTTTTGTATAATAATTTTCCAATGGGTCAATTACTATTACTCTGCCTCCATCATTTAATAAATTTTCGCAAATATATTTTACATTAAGTCCTTCAAAAGTTCCTAATTCAAGTACTAAATCAAATTTACCTAGCAATGCTGTATTAAGTATAAATTGGTTATTCCACCCTACTGAATAGTTGGCTATATTAAACCTAGTCAAAAAGAAATCTTCGGCTCTAAAATCTTCTACAAATGATTCTCTTGATACTTTTATATAATTATTACCATCCCAATAATATATATCGTAATTTGTTTCTTCTGCTATTGAAATTATTTCATCGAATTTATGGTTTGCTCTTATATAATGACTTCCGTATTCAAGTTGGATAATGCCTATTTTATTATCAATCATTAATTCTTTACAACCCAATAAAACATCAACATCTGCACCTTCTGTATCAATTTTTAAGTAATTTATATACTGTAAATTGTTTGAATTAGAGTATTTTTCTATTGTCGTTGTTTTTACTGTCTTTTCTTTTATGGGTAAATCTTCCCAATCATTCCCCCTATATATTGAAGATAATTCGTTATTATAATTCTCAAAAAAGTAAAATTGTAAATCTGTTATTTCTTTATATGCGGCTAATGAACAATAATTAATATTTTTATTGTATTCATACTTTATACGGGTATAATTAAGTAACATTTCGTTTGGCTCTAATAAATGTATATTGCAATTATCACCAAATCTATTTAAGATAATATCAGCCCATTGACCTTTATTAGAACCTACATCTATTACAGTAGGGTTATCACCTAAAAATGTAAGTACCCCCGTTACTGATTTATTTTCTTTTACTCCTATTGACATTTATTTTAATTTTTGGGAATAATTGGGAATAATATCGCTTGTGTCCAATCCCATCCAATTAGGCGTAAACCATAATTCAGGAAATATAACTTTCTTATCGTTATTTCTATTTAGATATGCAGCCCACCATGAAAAAGTACTGGCACTACAAATTTGGTGTTCGCAGCAAGACATTTCAACTAAATCGGTTTCTTCATCCGGGTTGCTTGAAAATTCAACATTGGGTAAATGACTAAAGTTTGCCATGCACCATGAAATTTCATCACTAAAAAATTTAAAAGTAAAACCTTCAAATTCTGCCATTGCCCTATAATACCAATCTATTGATACTTCGGGGTGTTTCTCTCTCAATGTTACATAATCTCCCCTTCTAACGTGGATGCTTACATACCCTTCCTTTTTACCGTATGGGAAGTCTAATAAATACAATAATTCTGACCTATGTTTATCGAAGTATTTTGCACTTTGCCTATACCCTTCAATACAAATGTTTTTATCTCTCCATGATTCATCAAATGGTAATGGCTCATAGCTGTGTTTATTTTCCCAAATATGTATTTTTTCTAGGTATGGGTTATATGCTTTATTTATTAAGTGGGGGCAGTAAATTGGATTCCATTTAGGGTTATCAGTCCTATTGGGTGCAGTAAAATCTAAATTATGTTCTAATGCGTAACTAATTACCGTACTCAACTCGAATAAATAGTTACCCATTCTCCCCGCAGGGGTAAATTCAACCATAAATAGGTTTAAATGATGCTAAATTAGCATTTCCTTATCTAAATCCCTAATTTTTTGAAGTAATTTTTGGTGAAAATCACCTGTCCTTACTACATTATTTTGGTAATGGCTTCCTGAATGGACTAAATGGCTGTACCATAAACCTTCTAAAATATGTATTTTATAACCATTTTTAATCCAATTATAGTTTTGAAATAGGCTATCACTTGTAACGGGGTCTATTGATCCATCCCATACTTCCAAATACTTATTTTTGTTCACAAAGTAATTCATTGTATTTAGGCACGTTTCTAGCATATTTAAAGGTAAGTAATGGTTTATATTACCCTTATCCAAAATAACTCCTGAATACTCCCTATAATCGAAATTAGGCATAGCCCAACTAGGGGCTAATAGTGTTTCTTCATCCCATTCTTGTTCGTATATTTTATCAATATATTTTTTATCAATTTTATTATCACTATCTAATATTATGCAATAATCTTCTTTGGCTAAAATGATAGTGGTATATTTATTTCTATAACAATCTTGGTTTGTTAAGTTTCTATGTAGTTTTATTTTTGGGAATATATCTGTTATGCTTTTCAGTTCTTTAAAAACTTCCATATCGCTTGCATCATCTGATATTACTATTTCTGAAATCCGTTCATCATTGATAACGTCTAAAAATGAATGTACTGTCATTTCTACCCTATTCCATGTAGTTATACAAAGTGATATTTTTCTTAATTCCGGCATCTTAATTCATTTATTTTTTGATTATACCTTTGTGTTATAAACACATCCCAATTTATCCATGTTTTACCTATATCACTATCCCCTTCATATTGTGTACATAACAACGGGAATACGCAATATGAATGACCCAATGTTTGTATTTCATCTACCATCCAGTTATCTATTGGGTAACCCATACCCCTTACCATTATTTCATTAATACCTTGTAAGCTATACATTACTGAATGGGTTGCAAATCCTTTATTAAGTGGAAGTAAATTCGTTGAATACCAATTAGGGAATCCCGCAGTAGCTTGGCATCCTAAAAAACAAGTATGGTAATTACTAGGTATTTGCTCAATTACTTTATTCATTGTTTCATTAAATAATTCTACTGATTCGACAAACTTAACATCATCTTCAAATACTAATATGTTTTGGTAATTATTTTTTATTGCATCTTCAAAAACTATCATCATTGTATCTCTTAATCCTTCAGCACCATTTTCCTTTTCTATTGCAGATATTCTTTTATAAGGTATATCGTATTGTTCAAATATTTCACAACATTTCAATAGCCTATCTACTCTTTTTTCAAGATTTAATAAATATATCTGACTAAAAAATTTCTTCCACATATTAACTAGCTGCGCTTCTTTTAGGGAAATAATCATTAATACCAAATACTTCTACATTCTTTTTGAAATTAGCCCGCTTATAATAATCTGCAACCAAAGTCCAACCCAACCCCATAACTTGGTCACTTACTTCTGTATAATTTATATCAAATTTAAGTAACCCATCGTATTTATCATCTATTACATCGGGGTATATTAACTTACCTTCTTTCCCTTCTTTTAATATATAAGTATTCCATGCGTTTACTAATAATACTTTATTATCTGCGTTGGGGTCTATACCATAAGTAGATTTATCTCCTATTCTTATTAAAAACGGTTCTAAATAATTATCAATAAAAAAATCTCTTATCCCGCCATCCATTTTTGCTTCAAATAAAATCTGACACCCAAAATGAAAACATTGTAATGCCATATCCATGTGGTATAATTCTACCATCTTTGGTCTTGCATGGTATTTTGAAACAAACATTCTGTTATATACTTGGTCGGGTGATTCCGGGTCATACCTATTTAATACTCCGCTACTAGCTTTTGAACCTTCCCCGCTTTCTGTAATTGAATTTTGAAAAGGGTCACCACCTGATATAAATTGAATACTATTATTTGGGTAAAATAAACTACCTATTTTATAATAGGTTTCCCCTTCAGGCACTTTAAATTTTCTTGGTCTATGCCATCTTGCATGTTCTTTACTGCAAGGTTCCCAAATTGATTCAGTAAATTCTATCCCATCTTTCCAAACATAATTACCATATTCAATTACTGAACTTTCGTTTACTTTTGCTAAATCATATAAATCGTTCAATAATACTGCATCAAAATGGCAATTATTATTTCTAAGCATGAACATTTCCCTTTCATCAAATGGATTCATCCTTATTTCTTCTTCTAATGCAGAACCATCTAATTGCTTTCTTTTATTTAACAGATACTGTTTAGCACCTAATCTTATATCTTCTTCAGTTAAATCTCCAACCCCTACAAAATTATCTACTAACCATTTATATTGTTCTTCATTTGGTTCATCTATAACAGACATACCATATTTATCAATAAAACCTAAATACCCATCGTATGCGGGTGTAAAATATTTTACTAATCTGTTTGGCGTTTTTTCATATTTAGTATGGTCTGAATTATCCCAAACTAATTTAAATTCGCTTCCCCCATTTGTCATACTGTTTGAAGTACTAGGACATTCTATAAACCCAACTCTTTTTGCACCCTTAACTAATGTTTTACTTACAATAGTTAAAAATGTAGAGAATGGTACTTCTTTCGCCCATTTACCACCTTCATCAAATAACCCTCTCGACAATCTCCCGGAGTCGTAACTATTTAAAGATGGCGCACGATAATCCACTTTTGACCTATGACCCGAATCGGTATCTATTACACTACCCTTACCACTTTTTACTTCTACTGTTTTATGTGCAAATACTAATTCACTAACGCTATCTTTATTGTTTAATTGTTTGGGTTTTAAAAATACTGGTAATTGTCTGTAACCAAACGCAATCATATTTGTAAATGCTGCTTTAGCATCTACTTGCGTTTTACTTGTTAATCCGCAAAAACTATTTTTAAAAAATATACATTCATAAACTATATTAGAAGTAGCCATTGACGTTGCGCCCTGTCTTCTTTTCTTACCGATTATTATGCCTAGACACCAAGGTATATTTTCCCAATAATTTAAATACTCAAAATATCTTCTATCTAAATCTCTATAATCAGGGTAAATATCATCTTCTAATTTCCAAAATTTTAAATAAAAATAATACTTACCTGTTAAGTGAATTATTTTACCATTTGACATAAAGAAAAAACCTTCTTTACATCTTCTTACTTCTTCTCTTGCGTATTCTTCTTGTTGCTTAGTAAGTAATACATCCCCATCTTTATTATATTCTACTAAATCGAAAAAAGAAGGTAATGGTAATCTTCTCCAGTATTGTTCACTTGGGTTATCTGTACCCCAATTTTCAATATACTTACCATTTGGTTCAGGTATATTAATATTTACACCATATATATGTTCTATTGGCATTAATTTCTAGTATCTGCTATTGTACTTACAAATGGCTTTGGTGCATCTTCTTTTTTATAATCTTCTATCCCTGACCTAACCCCTAATGCTGAAGCTGATATTGCTATTTTTTCGCACTTTTCAAGTATAGACGTAATTCTTTCAAATGTTTTGCTATTCTTATCATCAATTTCGACTTCTGACATATTTGTTTTATTCAATAAAATAGCAAATTCAGACATCTTTTTTTTAACGGCATAATATAAATTAGAATCACCTTTTTCAATAGAATGTATTTTATCAGAAAGTTCTTTGTTTTGCTTTTTTAATTCTTCTATTTCACTCATATATTATTTTTTCTTTAATAGTAATTGCTCTCTGAAATAAGGTAATCCACTTTTGATATGTTCCAATGTTGTTTCAGGTGTTGCTCTTTTATTTTCAGGGTCAAATGCCTTTCCTAATATACTTCCTTCATCTGCTGGGTCTGTTGCCTTAGCTAAATAGTCAACAAGTGCAGGGTCAACCGAACTTTTAGCTAATTCTCCTAAATAATAATCTCTTTCTTTTTTATCTTTAAATAATGAACTAATTCTTGTTGGCTGTTCAACTAATGGTATTTTTTGTATTGCCCCTGATGCCCCTGCCCAAATACCTTCTCCTATACCCTCTGGCTGACCTTTTATTAATTTATCTTTTACCCTTCTTATAGTTGCCCCTATTTGTGCAGCTTGAAAAATAGGTGCTTCTATTAAATATGCGGGTATATTAGTACCAAATATTTTTACACTATTCGCTTTTGCTTCGCCTTTTTTTCTTTTTTCTTTATTTTGGTAATACCCCCCAAATACAGTAGGATTAAAATACCCAATAGCTATTGCCGCAGCCCCTAAAGAACCTTTTTTCAAATAACGAAATATTTGCTCTTTTTCTTCTTTTGGTATATTTTCCATACCTTTTGTAATTACACCATGAATCAATTTAGTTGCACCAACAGGAACACCATATATATTTGCCCCTATTTCTGCTGCTATATTAGTAGGCACTTTTACAAATGGTAAGAAAAACTTAGATACGGTAGCTGCCCCTTTTAAATCATTTTTTTCCATATATCCTACCATTTTTTGATATGCGGTAGCTACTTTATTATCTTGCATAAATATTGCTCTATTGGCATCTTTATAAGCATCTACCAATACAGAAGTTTGTACTAATGGGTCTGATACATCTACGCCATTTGCAATATTTCTTCTCAATCTTTTTTCTAATTGTCTTTCAAAAATAGCCCTTTTAAAGGGGGCTTTCGTTGCGCTGTGTAACTGCCCGAAAAAATCAATAGCTTCTGGCGGTAATTCACCTAATTTACCAAATACTGTATCTAAATTAGATTTCCCCATACTCCCCCTTTTCATTATCATATATGCATCTTTCATCCCTTCAATTAACCCTTTTTTATATGCTTTTGCTGTTTCTGATATTCTTAACCCACCTCCTTCACCGATAGCACCTTTAGCTAATTTTGGCAATACTAATGAATAAGCCCCACCTACTATATCTTCTAATGGCGTAGTTAATAACCTAGTACCACCTGCTGACATTAATTTTGCAAGAGTTAATGGATTAGATAATTTAAATCCTCTTTCCCATTTTATAAATGTGTCTTGCGATTTACTTGCTAAAGATTTATTTTTAAGTTCATCTTGTTTTATACTAATATCAAATTCATTTTGCGCCCTATTTGCATCAGCTTTTAATTTTAATGCTGTATTATCAATTTTACCATTTTTTAATAACCCATTATATTTTTTAACTTCTTGTTCTTCTTTGCTAGTTTTAGTTACTAAATTAGCATCTATCAATTCTTTATTTAATTGTTTCGTAAATTCTTTTTCATCAATATCTGGATTATCTTTTTTAAAAGAATCAACAGTATTTTTTACTAATTTCAATAAATCTTCCCCTTTATCAATACCGTCTGCAATTAACCTAACTGCATCGGCAATCATTTTAGGGGTAATTGGTATTATTGTAGCATAACTTTCGCCTTTATGCTTTTTTTCAAAATTATCTGCCCAATCTCTTAATTTTTGTGATGCTGCTTTTTTATCTTTTATTGGCTTACTAAGTATTTTTTCTTGTAATTCTTTTATTTCGCTTTCTGTTTTTTTGATATAATCATCATAAGATTTTTGGGTTTCTTTTATTTTTTTATGCAAATCTTCTATTTGCTTTTCTTGTTCTTCAGTAAGTGGTTTACCATCATTTGCAGATGCCCTTTTTTCTGAAATCATATTAGACAATGAATATTTCCTATCAATCATCATTCTTCTTGATGCTAAACCTCTTGCATTTTCTGTACCTACTGATTTATTTACATCATATAGACGTTGAAGTTTATCTAAAATATTAGCCTTTCTTATTTTAAATTCTTGAATATTAGCTTTATCATCCTTTTCAGATGACTCATTTATTGATTTATTTATATTCTCTAACTCAATTTCTTTCCCATTTTGGTAAATCAATAACTTAGCATTTTCTACATCTGTTAATGGTCTTGGTTTTTTATAAAGTTCTTCTACTAAATTTTCGGGGTCATAACCGTTTTCTATATCTTGTTTAGCTTGCTTTAATGATTCTCCAAACTCTTTTTCTAATACTTCTGGTGCTTCATTTAAACCAAATTGATTTCTACGAAGATTAGTAATATCATTTTTTATGCTTGTTTTATCATTGTCTGATTTAGGTTCTTCTACTGCCCCGTTAGGCTCTTTGCTAGCCCCATTTTCTTTGCTTTCTTTATTGGATTGTCCGTTACTTTTGTTGGTAGGCTCTTTTGACTCGGAGTTTCCGCTGCCCACTTCTTGGCGAATGGCTGTTTCGTTGCGAACGCCGATTTCTCCTGTTTTTGACTCTTGAATGGCATCTTGTTTACTTTTTAATTGATTAATATTTTTATTATATTCTTCGTTAATTTCTTTTATTTTTTTGAAGTTTTCGGGTTCCGTATATTCTGATTTTTTAATGCCTATTCCTTTCTTAAATTTATTTAGTTTATCATTTAACTTTTTATGTTCTTCCAATGCTAATTCAATACCTACTAATTTTTGTTCATGGTCTGACATACCTTCTTTAACCCGATTAGAAAATTCGGTTGAAAGTGTAGGGAAATGTTTTGTAAAACAATCTATTTTTGGCATTGTAAGAAACTATTTATTATTGATAAAACTTCTGCATCATCTTTTAATACGAAACTTCTTTGTTTTTTCTTATTATATTCTTTTTTGGGATTTTTTAATCCATCTGCATCTGATTTATTAACTGGTTCACTATAAACTAATATCCATCCTAAAGTAGCTAATGTTAGCGTTCTTTTTGCAGAATTTGATAATCTTCCCCTTGTTGCTATGGCTAATGGATTTATCATTGTCTTGTGAATGTTGTTGAATTTATACCATCACCTGTAATATCTATATTTATATCACCTGCTATTAATGTTGTTTGCGTTGTGGTAGCCGGATTGCTTGCATCTAGCCCTTGTATTTTATGCAATTCATCAATATATGTTTGAAGTTGTGCTAATATTGAACCTGCTTGTTCTGAAGTATAGCTTCCCGGCAATACCGTACTCCACGGGTCGCCTGCCGAAGCCGAAGCCAATAATTTAGCGGCTGCACTATTGGGGTCTGCTGAAAATTGACTTAAAATGGATTGCCATACATATTGACCTACATTCGCACTATTTAACCCCGTACCTGTTACTACAATATTTTCACTCATAAAAGCAGTAGCCGTAGTTGTTCCTGATAATAAACCACTACCTAATAAGTTAGATACCATTTCAGCAAATGCAGATAAATTACCGATTAAAGAACCACTACCAGTAATTGATGCAGACATTGGTTGTTGACCTGTTATATCTATTGAAATGGTACTACTACCTGTCATTGAACATAACATAGCCACCAATGAATTGATAGAAGCGTTAAATCCGCTACTACCTGTCATTGCTGCAATCATATTAATAAATAGATTCGCAGTTGCAGATAATGAACCACTCCCCGTCAATGATAAAGCACCTAACCCATTACCTAATATATTAGCTGTTAAAGTACCACTACCTGTTGCAGATAAAACAATATTACCATTTGCACTAATTGTCGCACTAAAACTACTACTACCTGTTAAGGCAGATATAATATTACCTAATCCTAATATACTTGCGGTCAATGTACCACTACCTGTTATAGAGGCTAACATTGGTTGTTGTGGTACTAACGGGAATACTATAACTGAAGTACCAATAGCATTTATAGCCATCCCACCCCCATATTGAGAAATATTCCATGTAAATGGGGGTGTATAACCTACTTGTTTTGCATAAGTAAATAATAAGTGTGTCGGGTTTGTACTTCCATTTGTACTAAAATTACCACCATCATTGTAATAGCAATTACGACTAGCCCCCGCCCTATTAAAATCACTTCTATCGCACGTTGAAGTACCTGCAAGATACCTGCCGGGGGTTTTATTGAATACGTTATAGTTACCTATTAATGCCATATAATTAATTCCATACAAATTCTAATGCACCTACTATTGAACTGTTTGTTGGTACTGCTGCACCTTGATACATTAACCATTGTAAGTTAGCCCCATCATATACTCTTGGTAATGATGGAACTTGGTTTAATAAATCCCTTTCACTAGCCACACCCAATGTAGTAATAGGTAAAACTAATAAAGGAACATATAATGCTACGCTAAATTCCCCTGAAACATAAGAAGTAGCACAAGTAATAGTATCTACTTCCGCAATACCTGAATCACCCGCTTGTAATGGCATAGCCGGGCCATATTTACCAGAACCTGTACCCGAATAAATAATCATACCATTTTCTGCGGCTGTTTTACCAATAGGTAGTACTGTCGGGGTTGCTCTTGACCCTGTTTGTGCGCTATTGGTATATCCTATTGATAAGTTGGGGGTTGCTGCACCTAATGGGGTTGCGTTAGTATTAAACATCATTGCCTGAACACCTGCACCGCTAGTATATCTTGGAAGTAAAGTATTCAAAGTATGTACCCCTGAACCTGTACCACTTGTTATAGATACTGCCGTACCTGCTACTGCGTTTGCATAAGAAGAAGCTACGCTAATTGTGGTATCAGTCAATTTAATTACATAGTAGTTTGTTGAAGTAGATAAACCCGTTGGAAGTGTACCCGTTGTTGTAAACTGTACCCTAGTATATGGGAATAAATTTATAGCTACGTTACTACCTGTACTTGTATTTGTAAGGATATTGTTTACACTACATACGGTTGTGGCAAAAGCCATTAATGTGTTTGTCGTAGATTGTGCGGTTGTAGTTGTTACAGTAGTGAACCTATAAAACCCTATTAAATCAATTAGCATCATTACGCATGGGGCTACGGTTGCTGCGGCTGTATAGGCATTTGCATTGATAATACTTTTATATGAGGGGGCTACGTTGCCACCGTGTAATATACCAGAATTATTGGTAGTTATATCATAAACAGGCTGAAACAATAAGTTTGTACCCGTATTATATAAAGCATCTGCCCCCGGCTGACCTGCGCCCCTAGCTAAACAAGCCCACTGACCTGCCGTACCTGCCGTTGTAGGTAAGAAGTTTTTATTCCAATCTGCACGAAAACGCTGCCCTTGTGATAGTGCATTTATGATTGAGTCCATTGTTTGAAAACCTGCCATGATAATAATTTTTATTTTTTAATTGAATGTTGTTTTTATATGACCTATAATTGTTGCCCCTGATATACTACCTTGTGGTAAACAAAGAAAAGATAAAAAAGCATCATCTTGAATAGGCGGGATAACCATAAAATCTTTCAAATAATCTACTTCTACGGGTGCATCAATACCCCTAATACTAAAACTAGCTATTGGGTAAACCAATACTATACTAAATAATCCAACATCACCCGAACCACCTATTGTTACAGATTGTACACTTCTAACACCAGTATCACCCGATTGTAATTGTATAAATGCACCCGTAGCATTACTTGATGCGGTTGTAGATAATTGTGCTGAATTTACAATGTTACCATTAACGGAAACTGAATTTTCAATGAAAGTGGCTGTTCTTCCTGATACTCCTAATGAATTAGTATAACTTACTGTAACAGGTTGCCCCCCTACCCTACTAGCATCTGAAACAGCCATCATTTGCACCCCTTGACCACTTGTATATCTAGTTAATGATAGTGTATTATCCATTATTTGCGCCCCTGCAACGGATTCATCAATAGTAGGGTAATAAAGAAGATAATCACATAAAATAATTGGCATAGGTAACGGGGTAGCAGTTACACATATAGCCATTAATTCCTTTAATATTTTTTGCTGTGGGGAAACTGCTTGCCCATGCCATAACCCACCATCCGTAGATTGCGCTACTGTATTTGCTTTTAATGGGGCTGAATCAAACCAATATTTAGGGCTAGGATTCCCCGGCGACATTGAAATATCAAACCAAATACCCGCAGGACTGGCTTGGTTAGGTGATTTTCGCCAACAAGAAAATCTTTCACAGCCATTGGTTACCTGCGAATTAACTATATCTTTTATGTTGGTGAATCCGGGCATAGTTTATATACTCCTACCTGTCAAATAAGACAATAATTGTCTGACTGAAACAGTAATTTTATATTGCGCTTCTTGTACCATATTTAATTGCCCCTTACCCCTCAATATAACTTTTCTATTAGCATATATTGTAACGCCTCTATGGGGGCAATCTTTATGATATTCATACAATGGTTCATTACCTATACCCTGTGGTATAACTTTCACCGCTTTACCACATACTGAACAACTATATAGTGGCGGGAACTTTTCGTTTAAATTCATATACTATGACTCTGTGATTGACAAAGAACTAATAGCGAAAACTGGCTGTATTAAATTACTTACTGAAATAGAAGCATTTAAATCCCCATAATGAAAAATATCTGATGCCCCACTAGCTTTACCACAGGCTGCACTTGTGATAGTATTACCGCTTGCCCCACATTGCGGGAAAGTAATTTGTGCTGCATTTGAAGTTGCTTTTGCAGATGGGGCAGTCCATCCCGCAGTACTTCTAGCAACCGTTTGACGGGCATAGTTTGTATAAGTTGCTTCATTACTACTCATAGTTGAAGTTGCGGTATAACTTGCGGTTGCAAGGGCAACATAAATATTTGTAATAGGTGAAGAAGCGGCATTATCCGCAATATTAGCCCACGCTGTTGCATTGTATATTAATGCAAGAATGTTGTTGCAGGTATTCGTACTCTTTGGCATAACTTGTTTATTTTTATTGTTTTATAATTTGTTTAGCTATTACTTTTTCGATTAAATCTGACCATTTATTGCGTTCTACTTTAAATTCCCATTCTTTAGGTTCATTTTTTTCTATATTAGATATGGGTAAAGTATTTTTTAATTCATTTAACCCATTTAATATAGATAATGCCATTTCTTGCACCGAATTTACTACTTTATCTTGGTTTGTTTCTACTTTTATATCGTTTTTTTGGTCATTTGGCATATTTTTCATACATTCCAAAAACGAATAAATAGCTTTAGTTTGTTCATTTACGGCTGCCAATAATTCCGAATTATCACTTTTTTCTGAAATAGCTTTCCCTATCTCTTTTAAAGTAGATTTTAGTTCTTTATGCCTTTTATCCTGTAAGGCTTGTTCAAATTCTATATCTTCATTTTCTAAGTCCATAAACAGTCTATAAGGGCTTTAAGTGATTTATAATCATCTTTTATTTTATCGTGTTCTTGCTTATTGGCTAATGGGTCGTTACCTTTTGTGGCTAAATCTTTACCGCTTACCAACTCTAATTTAATATCGGGCTTACCTACTTCTTGTAATTTAATATCCCTTTCCTTTTCTAATTCGCTGATTTTTTCTTCACTTGTTGGCTCGGTTGATTTTTCTCCTTTTTTTGATTCTGTTTCATTTTTATAAGTAATGTTGTCAGATTCGCTTGGTTCTGTAAGTTTTTCGTTGATAAGTTCATATAGGTGTTTTTGAGTATTTTCGGATAAGTTTAATATTTTGGGGTCAAATCCATTGGTATCTTCATTTAATTTTTCCCAATCAATAAACCCATGTTTATCTTGGTATTTTGAAAGTAAATCTGTTAATTCTTTTTGTACACTTTCTGGTAAATTTTCAACTTGGTCATGTATTTGTTTAATAAGATTATCTGATATTTCTTTAGATTCTTTGTCTGTAAATTCTTGTCTTACTGCCTTGTCAATATATTTATCTACAAGTTCTTTAGCCATACTAGATGGCGAATTATGGTCTTGTATTACTTGCTCGATTGCTTCTTTATAGTCCTGTGTTGTATATTTTTCTGTTTTATCATTTTCCCATAAATTATGCGCTAATTCATCTATACCTTTAGCATCTTTCCCCAATAATCCTATTCTTGCTCTTTTTTCATTTTCGGTAGATGAATTTTGTCTTAATCTGTCATCTTTGCCACCAAATATGTCTTTTATAGCATCTGAATGAATTTTGCCCCCACCTACAAAATGTTGCAATACTATATCTCTAGGTTCAGTTAAATCTTCTATTGACTGCGCTTTTTTGATAACTCCTTTGTTGCTTTTTGCTGTTGGCTTATTTTCAATAAGTTCTTTAGGTTGTTCGCCCGTTGTTTCTGTTTGGTTAGTATCTTTGGTAGTTTCATTTATTTGAATAGGTTTTATATTTTCTGAATGGGTTTTATCTGCCCAATCAATATATTTTTTAGCTGACTCTACATTATTAGCTTCTTTATTTATTTTCTTACCCCCACTCGTTTTACTATCATCTAATGCTACATTAAATAATGTTTCTTTTTTAGGGTCATACACATGAATATTCCCATCTATTTCTACTATTTTTTTACCCTTGTATTCACTTATATATTTAGCATCCATACTATTACCATCTACCTTAATTGGGATAGTTACTTCTGCTTTTATTGTATTAGGTGATTTTTCTTTTAATTTTAAAAAGTCTTTAGTAGTTTCATCAGTCCATTTACCATCTGTTTTTTCAAGTGCTTCTAATGCTCTAGTAACTTTACTATGTGTTATTACTACTGTTTCTTTTCCTATTTCATTTTTGGTATGGTCATAGGCTTTCTCCATTCTATCTGTGAATGTTTGGAACGGTTCTACTGTTTTATTATCATCATACTTCCCTTCAGTCCATCCTTTTTCATCAAATGTACCTTCTGGTTTCCCATCAAAATTACCTATATCTGCCGTTCTATATACTGGATTGGGTACACTTTCTATCCCTGCTGTTTTAGCTACTTCCTCCCCTGTTTCTTTTGCTCTTTTAACATCTGAATGTTCTACTCTTGTTGTTTCAGGTTGATTATCTTTTATAAAATTACCTATGCTTTCTGCTTCTTTACTTCCTTTATCTGTTAAATCAGTAGGCTTTACCCCGTTTTCTAATCCTTCTGCCGTATTATCATCTTCGCCATGCTCAAATACTTTAGTACCCGTTATTTCTATTGGCTTTACTTTGCCTTCACTTAATGATTCTTTTGCATTGTTCCCCCCCGAAACTGTTTCTTGTGGAACTTGTGCATTAATTTTCTCAATATCACTCCCCTTTAATCCTGTAACATTGTCTTTTTCTAATTCTAATGGGTTATCTGATTTAGTCATTTTACCGATAGTTTTCCCTATTTCATCGGATTGACTTTGTAAATCTGATATTTGTTCGTCTATTTTGCCATGTAGTTCTTTAGGGATTTCTGCTTTTTTTGCTTCTAATTCTGTTATTTGCTTTTTTATCGCATCTTGCTTTTCAATATTACCTGCTATATTTGGTAAATGTTCTTCAGGAACCAATCCCTGCACCTTTTGGGCTGCATTTTTGTATGAATCAAGTTCTTGCCTAATACTTTGCCCTTCTGCACCCATATCGGCTAATTTTGCATCTACTACGTCTTTAGGGGCATTTACTAAAAGATTCTTTGCGGCTGCCTTTAAATACCCCGGCACTTGCGCCCCTAATTTCATTACATTAAACCCTAAATCCATCATTGCACCTTGCCCGAATGAATTAATAGCATTTTCAGCTATTTCAGTAGGTGTTTTTTTGTACCCTGCGGCAAGTTCTGTTAAATCGCTTCCTAATTGTGAACCTGAAAATATTGCCCCCACTTTGGGAACACTACCCATAGCATGAATTAAAGTATTTTTAAGTGTATTTTCTGCCGCCCCCGTAGCTGCACTACCCCCCAATCTATTAAGTGCTACTGCTGTTACGGCTGAAGGAACGGCACTAATTAAAGACGTATTCATTGCTTTTTGGGCTGCTTCTACATCACTTAACCCCAAACTTTTACCCATTTTATATTCTTCTTCCATCTTCTTAGCCCTTGCAGTTTGGTAGGCATCTGCCGCCATTAACCCCTCGCCAACATAAGGTATAGCTGCCTCTGCTGCCATTTTAGTAACCCCGCCTATTTGTTCCCCTAAATTACCAAAACCTGCGGGGGCTGATTCGGGTATATTATTTTCAGTATTTTGTTTTTGGTTAAATAATGCGGCTAATTTATTTGCAGCTATTGGGTCTGTCGGGTCTGATATTGCGTTTATTTTTACAGCATCAACCGATTCAGATACACTACCCAACACCGACTTCCACAATGACTCTACAAAACCTTGCCCCCTTGTGACATAGTCTTTTCCATCCTTCCCCGTTACTACTGCTAAATCATTATTTTTAATTTTATCTAAATAGTCTTGTACGTCTTTTTGACCTGAAGGACTATTTTCATCAAATGATTTACCTTTTTCTTGTTTAAGGGTATTAATTACCGCTTTTTGAGTATTTAATTTTGTTTGGTATTCCTGTTCATCTGATTTGGGTAAATTTATTGGTGTTTGCATATTTGGTTCAATAGCTTGACTACCTGCAATATGTTGCATAGGTATTTTATTAACGGCTTGGGATTGCCCGTTATTTTGAATACCCCCCTTATCTATTTTACTTGCTAGGGAATATAAATCTGATATTAATTTGGATTGGGAACCATTTGAAGTACCATTCGCAGAATCTTCGCCACCTACTTTTTTTTTTAGAATACCCAATGGGTCGCCACTAACCGTTTGTTTTTGCGGTTTCAATATACCTAATGGGTCATTTTGGCTGTCTGTTTCTGCCTGAACTGGTATTTCTAAATCTTCTGCCATTATTTTCGTTTAATATTCCCTAATTGGATAGCTTGATTTATTTGGTCATCGGTATAACCTGCGTTTTTTAATTCATCATGGGTCATATTTTTACCGTTTACTATATAAGTATTTGCATTTTTTAATACTTGCCCCCTTTCCTTTCCTTTTGCCACACCTAAATTAAGGTCTGTTGCATTATAAGTACCTAAAATCTTATCTGGTATTCTTTCACCATTTGCAGTTAAATCTTCTTTGCCATTTTTTATAGGATATTTATATTTAGTGCTATACAAGTCATAAGTACCATCTTTATTTGCTTTTACAGCAAAATTATCTGAACCTAATTCTATTGTTCTATCTTGACCGTCAATATTTTTTACAATTTTTGTTTGGTTAGATTTACTTAACTCATTCATAAAGAAATCTCTTACTGCCGGAGGAAGTATATTTAAAGTAGCCCCCGCAGGGTGTTCATTCATTGCTTTACTTAATGGGGTATAAACATCTTGGGTAGGTACTTCTTTACCTGTATTTACATTTACTATTGGTGCTTTAGGTACTACTTGGGCTTCATCTTTACTTATAAAATGTGGTACATTGGCTGATATATTATTATACAAAAAGTGCCTAAATAAATAATCTTCTGTATGTGGGTCTAATGGTTTGCCGTTATTATTTTTTTGATAATCTGCCTCTGCTTTTGCTCTATCATCACTATTGTACCATAATTTTAATGCAGATAATCCCGCAGGGCTTATATTTGTTTTTGTTCCGTTATTGGCTATAACTGGCTGTTCTGTTCCCATTAATTTAGTGTATAAATTATTATCCACTATTTTCATTGGTTGATTATTTTCATCTTTAACACCCGGAACTATTGTATGTTTTACATCTAGAATAGGATTACCATTTTCATCGGGTAATACATCTGTTATACCCGGAACTATAGCCCCGCTAAATTTATCTCTTGATTTAAACCCCTTATCTGATTGAAATTCACTACCATGAAATGGTTCTTTGGGTACAGATGAATAAAATTTATTTAAATGTTCTGTACTATTAACTAACCCCGCCATAACCCGTGGATTATTTAATATCCCCGAATAATCCATTGGTGCTATAAATTGTGCAGGTTTAATATCCATAGCCCCCGTTTTAGGGTCTGGTTGCATTACATTTCTAGCCAAATTACTCATAACTAAGTTATGCGTATCTATTGGGTCTATTGGATTTTCCTTTACTAATGTAGATATTGCATTTTGTGCATTTTTATTTTCATTAAGTGCCGCTAAATGCCATTGCATTATTGGATTTAATCTTTGTGGTATCATTGCCGCTAAAACTGTCGGATTTTCATGTGTATGATTAGTTAAAAGGTCGTTTTTTAAATCATTAACTTTTTTATATGCAACTTCATCAATAGCAGCATCCCCCGTTTTAAATTGGTCAAAATCGGTAGCTTTATTTATTTGACCTAAATTATATAATTGATTTTGATTGTTTTGTTCTTCCTTTCTTAATTGTTCTCTTTCAGCTAAAGCCAATACTTTATCATCCCGCATCCTTTGGTTTGCAAGTCCTTGCTCTGCTATTTGCCCTACTTGGGGGAAAGCACTAGGTAATGCTACGCTACCCCAACCGCCTGCTGATGAATCTGCCATATCTTAATTAAATTATTTATAATTATACACCGCCTAAAATACCTCCCAATAATCCACCCATCCCCGCACCTTTATTCCCTTTCAATATATTGAGGTATTTATTTTGGAAATCATTTTGTTGCCCTTGTTGTTGCCCCAACATAAAACCTGCACCAATATCGTTTGCCCCTGAAAATATATTTTGCCATGCAGAACCCCTTAATTGTGCTTGTTGCCCTACATCCATTTTATATTTTTCTAAATTAGATTGATAAACTTTATTGCCTTCTTCTGTCATTGCGTTATAACCTGCGTTTAGGTTACCTAATAAATTGTATTTATTTTGTGCTTCTTTTGTTGCTAAATCATTATATGCTTGGTTTGATTGACCTTGCGCCCCGCTTGCTGCTGCTAGTGCAGTATTACTATCTGATGCGTTCCTATTAATATTCGATACCGTATTAGCTTGATTAGTGCCTATATTAGCTTCTGCGTTTGTAGCCCCCGCCATTCTTCCATTAAATAATTGTTGTGCAATACCTAATTGCTGTGCTGCGTATGGGGAAGGGGTATATGGTGTATAATTAGGGTGTATTTGGTTAGCTTGGTTATTCTGAAATAACCCAATCGCTGCTTTCCCTAATCCCGTAATTGCACCTACTGTAAGTGGCATAATATGTAAATTTAATTATCTGAAAAATTATATTTTGGTAATGGCTTATTAATAAATACTACTTCGTTTTCTGTTTCTTTTACCACTTTCATTGTTCTGTTTCGTAAAAATTTAATAGCCCTTTCATTTTTTTTATTCATTGCACACCAAAATTTACTATCTAATTCCTTTAAAATTAACTTCCACCATTCGTTAAGCATTTCAGCTTTTCTATATTTTATATTTATACCGAATGAATACAAAACTGGTATTGGTATATCTTTATGAACAAACGTAACAAAGAACCCTATTGCTTCCTTATTGTTAAGTATTTTATAATACTTTGGGTGTTTTTCATTATAAGAAGCATAAATCCGTATAATAGTATCATCTACACATTCTTCAAAAGTTCCATCAATAGAATGATATTTTTCTATCAAATCGGTATCATTTTTAAATGCTATTCTTACCAATTCTTCTATTTTATCAATCTGTATTCTTTTAATACTTACCATTATGACGGTTTTACTATAATTTGCTTATTACCCCTACTTACGCTATACCCTACATCAATAAAATTAATGAAAATTAACGAACTATATTGCTGAAATTCGCACATTATTTTCAAAGTTACGTCTTTTATAAAATCTCCCTGATACAGATTTTGTTCTGCCGTATTACCTGCGGGGGTGTTTGGTGATAACCTATCCTTAAAAAATTGGGCATCCATTACCCCTTCATTATTTATATAATTGCTTGAAATTAGGTCTGTAATTTGAATATTTGGGTAGTCCGCATAACCTACTGTATAATCAGGTATGGCATTTGATTCTACTGCAATATTGTACAAATCCTTAATTTCTGAAGGACTTGCATTTGCCGTAGTCCATATTCTTAATGGGTACTGAACACCGTAAAATGTATTCCAGTTACCACTTGTTGTATTTGTTTCATGGGTGTAAATTGTTCCGTTTTTGAACCCAATCATTATATTTTCAAAATAATCGTACCATTCCCCTGCATATTCAAATGTTTCTTTCCATCTATTAGCTACCATATCATAACATACCGTTTGGGCTAGTTGGGTATATACATTAAACCTATTTATTATTGAACTGGCATAACTAGGAACGGATGAATAGCTAGGTAATATATTGGCATAATTTGAATAAATTAAACCGGGGGTTGTTACTTGAAATCTTTTAGTAAACGGATTTATTGAAGTAGGTATATGATGAAACCCATTGATATTATCTAAATTGCTGGAACTAGCTGCTAAATAATTCTTAGCATATTTTTGAAAAAAGCTAGTCATTTTATAATGGCTTATTGCTTCCAATCCATTTGAACTATATTGAACTATTACCCCATTATTTAAATCGTACCAAAATAAAAGTCCTAAGTATTCAATAACTGTTTCGGGTGAAGTAGTACCGAACATACCCTTTAATACATTCATAGTACCTATTACTGACGTATCTTGGGCTAAGAAAGCATTTTGTGAAGCCCCCACTACCTGAACTTCACTCAAATAACATGAAGTAGTTTGAAATGCCCCAATAGAAAGCATAACTACCCCTTGTTCTTCCGTTTTACTAGCTAACTGTAACTTTTGTATTTGCCCTGTCTGTAATGGCGTTGTTTTATAATCTAGTGCATCAAATCTACTTAAACCATTATTTCTTGTTCCTGAAACAAATGTATTACTCCACCTTATTTCATGCGGATTCGTTGTTTGCCCTACTTGTAAAATATAATTAACCCATCCTAAACTTCTATACCAATTTTGCCAATACAAATCATTTGGAGACATTGCCTCTAATTGGTAAGTCGTTCCTGAATATAAAATATTTCTTTGTACTCCGTAAGTATCACCTGCAATAGAATCGGTTAAAGTGCCGTATTGCCTTGTATTTGTTGCGGGGTTGGTAATAGCATAAACGGGGGTTGCCTCATAATAAGGTTCTTGTGTTCCCAATGATTTATGCTGGGTATATATCTCAATATAATTCAAATCGGAAGCCCTACTAGCTGTTAAATACCCTCCTGTAATAGTTGGATAAATACCGCCTTGACTTGTTTCATAAACTACGATTAATTTAGTATAACCTGCGGGTATTGTTATATTTGTTCCCCAACTTAATGTATATGTAGTACCGTTAGCCACTCCATTTTGTATTGATAAATCGGTAGTAATATCTGTCTTTCCTGAACCCGAAACGAATACTGTAACTTTTATATAATCAGATGGATAAGTAGCCGTAGCCATTAAACTTATATTACCTGAAATAAAAAATGTGTATGAATTACCATCTGTTACATTTATTCCCCAATTCTGATTATTATAAGCAGGTGAACCTAAATCAGCAAAATTTGTTGATTGTACTGCAAATCCTGTTTGTTGATAGTTATTCAACAAAGTCATAGGTAATGTATAGGTAGCATGGGTAAGTGAAATAGGGTTAAAAGTCCACTTAAATGAATTTGTTATAGCCCCTATATTTTTTGCTGCTAATAAAACATAACTACCCGATTGCCCGATAACTGGCAAACTATAATTTGTTCCGCTATTTAATTTTATTACTGCTTGGTCGCCTACATTATATGTATATCCTAACCCTGCTGCTGTTAAATTTGAAATATCAATACCTACTGCATAAGTTTTTGAAGAATCGTATGTTGTTTGAGTAAAATTTAATGTGCCATCTGTGTTTTTATACACATAAGAAGCATCGTTAAATATAAAACTTAAAAAGCTATCTTTTGTTAAGTTTTGAGTAATAAATATTTGGTAGTAATACGCCCATGATGGGATTTCATTTAATGCATTTGTATTACTTAATGTGAATTGTAAGCTACCTACTATATTATTAGTAATTGAATTACCGCTATAAATAAAGTCGGGGGTATTGGTAGTTAAAAAAGATTGAAACACCCCACATTTACGTCTATATCTATCAAAAAAAGCTATTGATACATTATATGATGAACCTGATTTAAATAATGTTTGTGGCATAACCCCGCCAACAATTAAATTTTGTGATATAGCAAGGCTTGAATATGAAGTAGTATTATACCCATTTAAATTGTTACCAAACATTAACCTATTAATAGCAAATTCTAATGTTTTACTTTGAAGTGATACTGAATCAAATGGTACTGAAGATTGAGAAGAATCTAATGGGTTACTAGCTACATTACCATAATAATTATATGATAATTGTGTAGTACCTGCGTTATGTGCATTAATTGCTGCTAAATCTGCGGGTATAGCTTTATCAAAAGTTTTTATTATTGATATTTGGTTAATAGTTAAATTTTTTGCACAAATATTAACCCGTTGTATATCATCATCAATATATTCTGAAAATGGGATAGTAACACTTATATAATTTGTAGTACCGCCACTTACATTAAAATTCATTAACGCACTAAACGAAGAAAGTCTTGAAGTTTCATTATCTACATAATCATAGTAGTAACACATTTGGTAAGCCTGTGATGCTACAAAATTTTGTAAAAAACTATAATCATTTTGTTTTGAAGCCGTAGGATTATAATACGGTGGTCGTCTAATTACCGTTAAAGTAGTATATGCAATAGGTAATGAATACGGTGTTGCTGAAGTAACGTAAGAAGATTGATTAGCTTTAATTGCCTTGTCTAAGTTTATTTTTTTAGGCTCATTATAATTATCAGTCCAGTATAATACCCCATTTACTACTTTACAGTTTCTATCAATTCTGTAATTTTTGTTGAAGTTTAACCCGCCTGTTACTTGGCTATCGTATATTACCGCATATATTTGTTGTGCTGTAAAATCATAAACATAAATACCGTGGTCATTTGAAGTATTACATATAAACCAAACCAATCTTTTACCTTCAATATCAATACAGCTACCTATACATATATTGTTTCCATAAGGGGGATATTTATTATTTGTTAATTGCGTTGTTCCGGGGATTGATTCTATTCTTTCATCTTTACCATTCTCACTTATACTTACCCTACCATTTTGTAAATTCAAATAATCACCCGTACCCAATAATCTTGTAGTATCATCATTATTAATTCCCCCGCCTGAAAATATTTTCTTTTCTACTATCATTACTTAGGTGATTGAACTCTGTTTTTCTGTACAATTCGTTTTAGTACATTCAAATCAAGGTTAGCCATTCTAGCCCTTAATATTTTTCTTTGCCCTAAATATTCTTCTTTTGCTCGTTCTTTCTCACCTTCCGAATAAGTCCTATTTTGTTCTTTCATTTGCCACATAATATAGGCTTCTATTGTCGCTTGTGCATAGGCATCAATCGTTGAAGCTGCATCTACATTTTGCCCGTTACTTATATAAGATAATACTACTGTATTTACTTGTATGTGTTCGTTTAATTGTATTTGCTGTCTTTCTTTTATTACCTTAAATGTGTCGGTTTGGTTACCTGCACCAAATCCGAAAAATCTACCTGTAAATTCTCCATATTCATTAAAACTATTCATATACCAAAATATCGGGGATAGTATATTATAGTAAAATACGGGGTCGTTTTGTTCGGTAATATTTTGAGAATATAATTGCGGTGTAAAGGTTGTATCGTAGTTATAAAGTGGGTTAATACTTTCTTCATAAACCAATGGTCTTAGCTTTTGGCCTGCCATTACATTTAAGGAAACATAATCAACATAATCACTAGGTAAATCAACTGCGTTTACCGAATTTACTGTTAATATTTTTGTATTTATTACTTGCAAATCATCAAATGTTAATTCACGAAGTACATCTTTCCCCGCCAGTAATGCTTGCATATACCAATGTAAACTATACCCCTTTCTAAGAAGTATATTCCTTACCATTTTATCTAAACTTGTTACATTCATTTCTGATTAGCTTGATTAGGTGGTGGGTAATTTGTTACTACTGAAGGATCTGCTTGTATCGGTTCAAATTGTTTATATAAAGTATCTACTAGCATTGCTTCCATATCACTAGGTATTGGCAATATATCTGTTTCCCCGTATAAACTCATATCAAATACAACTAATTGCATATCTACCTTACTTATACCCATTAATGTAATATCCTTTGAATAAATTACATTAATCCCATTTACTTCATAACATATTTGCCCTAATAAGTCATTTAACAAATCATCTGATTGCAATAATTGTCTTTGCCCTCTTTGAAGTGGTATAAACGAATTTTTATTGGCGTAAGTTGATAAAGATTGTGCGGGAGCAATATCATAAACACCCATATTTCTAATTAAAGAAATAGGCATAGCGGGTAATATTGACTGTGAACCCCTTGAAGTTGAAGTAACAGTAATATCAGAATAAGAAGCCAACATTAAGTTATCGGGTATTGTTTCCCCTTGCTGTAATGTTGTGGTAAAATGTTGTGTTCTAAAAGTAACATTTATAAGCTGTTCTAGTGCCTTATAAATATCTTCAAACTGAACAATATCAGAAATGGAAGGATATCCGCCACTAAGCCTATACATTACTTGGTCGCATAATATTCTCTTAGTACTATTCGCCATTATTCAGTATCTTTTTCTTGTGTAAATCCGTATTGGGTAACTGTATTTTCATCCAAGTTTATACCCAATGGTTTTAACGCACGATTAACAATATTATTTATATAGGCATCCGAAAATTCTATTTGTGTACTTGAATTTGGGTCATAGGTTAAAGTTCTGCCTATCTGAATAAAACCTAAAACGGGTATTGCTGGTCGCCTCATATAAGAATAAAACCCCGTCTGTACTGATTGCGGGTATATTTGAAATCCACCGCTAGTATCTATTGCTATTGGATTTGTTAATTTTACCGCCCTTAATTGGTTTGTAAGTGCCGTAGGAAGTTCGTCTGGCTCAACAAATCGTATTTTATTAACGGAACTACCTGTTACAGTAAATACCCCCGCTAAAAGATGCAAATAGTCGGATTGATAAGATACATTGCCCCCACTATCACAAGTAAATTGATAATTAGTTACTTTAAAGGGCTTCAATCCATCATGTATGGTCTGATTAATACCATATACTTTGAAAAGTTCTTCGTATAGTTCCATTTGGGCTATATCCATATTTTGGCAGAACTGCGAAGGGGTAACAAAAACGCCTCTTTCCTTACGGATTATGTAAAGATATTCATTGTAAAGGTCGTTTATATTTCTACTTGCCATACTTCCAAAGTCCGTTTATCCTACGTTTTTTAATAAGAAAAAAAGCCTGTTCTTCAAAGTTGTATTTTTCAAGGTATTTTTCTTCAAATGAAACTACATCCCCCTTTTTTAATCCTAAATCTTCCCCGCCTGAATAAACTTCAGCCCTATCATAAAACCTTGCTTTTACCATATTATCGGGTAATTCAATTTTATTTAACCTTCTTATTTGGTCGGTGTAATCTATCTCTATTGGCTTTAACATTACCCTATCCCCGATTGCTTCCCATTCATCACCTACTTTTTTTGCAAATATTTCAGGATAATTACATTTCCAATAAGATTCACCGTCAATATCTACTAAATTATTAAACACATACCTATCTGTTTTACCCATTGAAAACTGTGCTAACCAACGGTTTAGGTCGCTTTCTGTACCTTGCATACCGTCTATTACTTCCAATTTTTTATTTTGGTAAACACCTACCCATAACTTACCGATAGCTTTAGGTATAGCCCTAATTAATAGCCATTCCCCCTGTGGGTTTGTGTATTTTTTTACAAATGGGTTATCATGCCCTGAAACGTCCATAAATTGAGCCTTATCACTAGCAAAAGTAAAATCACTTACTACTTTGTAGGAAAAAGCTATTTTGTCGTTTGGGCTTAATTTTGATGCAACTGAATCATATTCAGGCTTATGGTACTGTGAAACGGAAACTACCGTACCTACCGAAGTTACGTTGTAGTTTTTCTCGTAAGTGGGGTCTAAATAAAGGGTAAAACCGCTATCCGTAGTTATCTTATCTACAAATTCTGCTTCTATGGAAACAAGTAATTTATTAATAGGGGTCGGTATCGGCATAATAATATTTACGCCAAATTTAAGGTATTTTTAATATTCCAAACAAAAAAACTATTTCTGAACAATATCAAGCTGTTCTTCCCTTAAAAGTAACAGTTCTTCATCACCAACCATTATAGGGTTACCAATACCTGAAGTAAATACTATTTTATCCCCGGGCTTAACTGCTTGTACACGTTCCCCAACTGAAACAACTTCGGCATGGGTATGTGATTGTGCTATAATTGATTTCTCTAAAATTATACCTGATTTTGTCTTTTTTTCACCTTTTTGCTTAATTTCTCTTACCAATAAACGGTCAAATAATGGCTGATATATCATTTTTATTTTATTTAATTTGTCAAATATAGTGAATTACATTGATTTATAAAGTCTAAAACTTTCTTCTATACCGAATAGATTTGCTTTAAAATCTCCTTGTTGTGTAGCTGTCATATCTTTCCAAAGGTGTTTTGTTTCGATTATTTTAGATAATAATAAAAGCCAGTCGGTATTTGCTATCCTTTTTTCAAAATAAGGTAGTGCATTTTTAATTGAATCGTAACTTTTATAATCCCATTCAAAATGTAAAACTTCCATTATTTCATCCTCTACAATAGCATCTAAGCAAAAATCTAATCCGTATTTAGGTTTGGTAGCAATAAGTTTTAATAGCTTACTGTTATACTTTGATAATCGTCTTATTTGCTTTTCTGCTTCCCCCCTAAACCCATATCTCACTACAAAAAAACTATGGTCTAAATGAAAAATATCGTTGTGAGTGGTTTGCGTAACCCATTTTTGTATAGCTGCAAACCACCCACCGTCTATCCCACTTTCTTTTGCAAATACTTCTTTAAATGAAAGGTGTATATTATTTGCCTTATAAAACTCTTGTTCTATTGGTAAACTTTCGTACCCTTCTCTATCCCAATTATCTAGGTTTGCATTAACAATTAAATCTTCATCCTCTAAAGGTTTACTTAAATAAGGATTGATAGGTATGTTTAATTTATTAAATGCAAACATAAATCGTTATTTTTTAAATTTAGTGGTATCATTATATTCTTTGTATTGTTTTGATATTTCAATTTGAATGGTATCAATGGCAGGTATGATGGCTGATATTTCTCTCCCTTTTAATTCTGATTGTGGGAGTATTTGTTTTAGTAAGTTTTCATGTTCATAAATAGTTATTACTTGCTTTTCTGAAAACTTATAAGTGTGTTCAGGTGTGAAAGATACGATTAAAATTAATGCGGTAATGACGCTAAACGTAAGTAGTTTTTTCATTTTATTTTTTATTTGTGATTTTACCTTTTGCGGGATTCCCGTTATGTTCCATTACATATTTAGCCATTTTAGCTATTCCGGGTTGATTGTGTGTTGATTGATTTAATCGGTATTCAAACCATGTTACGGGTACTCCATATCTTGATTTACCATGTTTAGGGGTACGGCTAACTTCAACCCCAAACGGTCTTTCTATTGACCTGCCTATTTCTCTAGGTAAATTAGTCAATCCTATTGTATTAAAACAGGTTTTTATACTCAATACATCACCCGCTAACAATGATTTTATTAAGGCTGTTTTAGCGTTCATTTTACTTTATTAAGCATTAAAACAAATATACCTTTCTTTACATTAGGTACGTCATGTATTTTGTTGGATATTATAAAGTGTGATTCATTTCTTCCTTCCTGTACTATTACAGTATCATTTACTTCAAAATCTACATAGTTACTTATTAATATACTATCTGATTCAGATACTTCTAAATAGTTGGGGTCTGTTTTGGGTAATAGATGTGTCATTTATGTTTATTTTTTTTGTTAAATCAAAATTAATTAATACATACTATACAATCACCTTTAAATATGATTAAAATATTTTAGTTAGTACTTTCCTATATCTTTCATTCCTACCTCTTAATATATAATTATAATACCTTAACCCACCAAAATACTTAATTATAGGTATATTTAGTCTGTTTAGTAGGGTTATTTGCTTTTTGGTCATTGGGTTATATTAGGGATAATTGTTGGGTTTCAAGTACGGCATTATTTACGTTTTTCTTAGCCAAATCAAAATATGACTCTTTTAATTCAAATCCTAATCCTTTTCTACCCATTTTAATAGCTTGATAAACTTCGCTACCAATACCCATAAATGGAGTAAATACGGTATCCCCTTTATTGCTGTAAAGATGAATTAATCTTTCAATCGTATCTAATTGAAGGGGGCAAATGTGTTTCTCGTCTTTTTCATCCCGACCGTTTCTATACCCTTGTAATGTGTTTCCATAATCAATATCCATCCAAACGGGGCTTGCATATTTTTGCCATAAATCTACTGGCAAATCTGTATTTGTTACTGGATTTTTTCTTTCACCATCTTTCCTAAATATCATTACATAATCAGGAATACCTACCCTACTCATTGTACTATCTTTTTTAATTTGCTTATGCAGCAATCCCAATGCCTTTGTTCTTTGCATTTCTACTACGGGGTCTTTCCAAATAGTAACACGACTAGCATAAATAAAACCCGCTTCTTCAAATGCTTTTAAAATCATTCCACTAAAATCTCTTAAACCTATAAAACCTTCCTTACCCTTCTGAATTGGTAAGTCCATACAATGCACAGCTACATTCCTACCACTTATTAAAACCCTATAAAGTTCCCTTATTAAAAAACCAAATTGAGTAAGAAACTCCTTATAATCTTTTGAATTACCCATATCTTCTACATAAGAACTGTATGTATAAAGTTCGGAAAACGGGGGGCTAAATACAGATAAACCTACACTTTCATCGGGTACATTTTTTATTAATTGAACACAATCACCACGTTTAATAGTAAAATATTTATTACTTTCTTCTTCAATATTGTAGTTCCCTTGTTTCATTAAATGACCTTTCAAATTTTCGTTTATTGCTGTTGCCATTTCTTGTTGCATAATTTCAAATTGTTTTTGTTTATTTATGATAGATTGGTTTACGTTTGCCATTGTATCGGTAGTAATAAGATGAATATTTACTTCATTTTTTTGACCGAAACGATACGACCTTCTTATTGCTTGATATAGACCTTCAAAACTAAAATCCAAAGAAGCAAATATTTGGTTCCGGCAATTCTGATAATTTAAACCGAACGATGCTATCTTAGTTTTGCTTATTAAAATACGAAATTCATTATTTGCAAAACCAAATAGTTTTTCTTCCTTCCATTTATCGGTATCACTACCTTTTACCTCTATGGCTTCCGGCAATAGTTTTTTTAATGTTTCCCCTTCTTCATTTTGCTTTATCCATATTATAAAGTTTTCATCGGATCTTTCATTTACCAATTCTACGACTTTTTTTAATCTTTCTTCCTTAGTTAGCCTTAACTCTTGATTAAAATTTGTTGCAGATATAATTGCATCATTGAATAATTGACCGTTATCCCTTTTTTGTGTTTTTATTTGGTGTTCTAAAATATTTAAGCTAGGTAATTCATATCCATCCATTTTAAATCCAATATCACCGGGGTTATTTAACATTATAGCCCATGTACCTATAAATTGGTAGAATAATTTTATAGCATGACCTTTCAACCTCCATTTTGCAGTTTCACCGCCATCATGCACAAAATACATTGCTAACATTTCATTCCTACTCATTACATCTAAAAATTCAGAATGATTACCTAATTCCATTGGGTCATTTGGTGAAGGGGTTGCAGTACAAGCTAATTTATACGGAGTATCTTTAAACTTTTCAATAATTAAATTTTTTGTAGCACCTTCAAAGTTTTTTAAAATAGAACTTTCATCCAATACTATGCCACCAAATATTGATACATCAACATTATCTAATTGGTCATAATTTGTTATCTGAACATGGAAATTACTCCCGTCATATTTTTTTACTGGAACATTAAATTTAACCCCTTCATTTATCGTTTGACCTGCAACCGCCAAAGGGCATAATATTAATACTGGCTTTTTTGTTTTTATATTAACGTGTTTAGCCCATTCAAGTTGTTGGGCTGTTTTACCTAACCCACAATCTTCAAATAAACCGTACTTACCCGCTTTCAATGCTCTTTTAACACAAAACTTTTGAAACGGGAATAACTTATCATTTAATTCACTTTCATCAATATCAAAACCTGATAATGTTACATTTTTTTGCTTTTTTTCTAAAAATAATTCATATTCTGTTTTTTTCATTTTGCTTTTTTATTTTATGTTTTTAAAATGGTTCTTCATCGGATGGTATAAAATTTGATTTAGGTTTACTACTAAAAGTACTCATTAGTTCATCGTTGGTATGTGTGCCTATTTTCATTGTTGTGCCGGAAAAACTCATTGCAAAATTTTTGCACTCCCCGTGTCTATTTTTATCTAGCTTGCCTATACATAAGTTTTGTACGGGGTACTCTATGCCACCTATTATTGATGGTTCTGTAAAACCATATTTTTCAGGACGCATAAGGAATAAAACTTCATCCGCATCTTGTTCAATACTTCCTGATTCTCTTAGGTCTGACATTTGAGGCATTTTATCAGGTCTTTTTTCAACTTCCCTACTTAATTGGGATAATGCTATTACTGGCATCTGAAGTTCCCTAGCTAGTTCTTTTAGCCCCCTTGTTACTTCGCCTATTATTTCATTTCTGTTTTTATTTCTTGAATCTACCCCTGAAATTAATTGCAAATAATCCACAACCAAATACTGTATATCGTGTTTTCTTTTAAGGATATTAGCCCTAGTTCTTATTGACCTTACATTTATCGTTCCTGAATCTTCTATAAATATCGGTGAACGTGCAATTTTATCTAAACTATTATAAAATTTTGGTTCTACATCAGAAAATATTTTACCATTTCTTATAAATTCATGTGGTACACCTGAATCTATTGAAGCCAATCTACGGGTAAGCTGTATTCCATCCATTTCCAAACTAAACCATGCACATGGTAAATTATTCAAAATAGAACAATTATGTGTTATTGACATGGCTATCGCTGTTTTCCCTTGGGATGGTCTTGCGGCAATAATAAACAAATCGGGGGCAACCAATCCACTACAAATTTTATCAATCGGTTCAATACCTGTTTTTATACCTAAAACTCCCGTTTGTTTAATTGTTTCGTATTGGTCATAAACTTTCCCCGAATAATAGTTCATATCCTTAACTTGCCCTTTTAGGACTAATTCTTGGGTATTTATCAGTTTATTATCAAGTTTATCATATAATTCAAATGAATCGGTACTATCGTCATAAGACTGATTTATAGCCGTCATTCCCATTTCAATTAACTGCCTTTTCAAATAAAGCTGCAACAATATCCGGCAATGGGTTTCAATATTGGCAGATGAAACGACCTTATTTGTGATTTTTGTTACCCCATAAGCCCCCCCTGCTTGCTCTAAATACCCCATTTCTTGCAATTCCCGGCATACGGTTGATACGTCAATGCCTCTATTTGCGTCATACAGCCTCAATACAGCCCTGAAAATTAAAATGTGAGCATCTGTATAGAAAACTTCCTTAAACACCAAATTTAGCACCACAGGAAGCGAAATAGGCTCAACCAATATTGCCCCGATAACCATTTCCTCCAATTCTTTTGAATTTGGGGGTACTTTTGCTTTCAATAATTCCATTTATTTCAAATTTATTGCAGGTTCCTTTGGTTTTTCTTTTACTTCCAACTGTGAAACGACTAACCCGTATTTGTTGTAATGATTGACAAAATGCCTTTTTAACCCACCGCAATCCTTAAAATCTTCTTGTAAGGTAAGTTTTGTTGTAAATTCTTTCATGCACTTGAATAAATCTTTATCCTTTAACCCCTTTTGCATACAAAAACTTTCACGCCACCTACTATCGTTTAAAAATTTATTAACCTCAATACCCCAATTAAACGGTTTTTCAATTTCTGATTTTATTTCTATTTTTTTTTCTCCTTCGGTAGTATTATTTACTATATTATTCTTTACTATACTATCCTTTATAGTATTACCTTCGTTATTCGATTGTAATACGTTCGTATTTTTATTATTGGTAACCAATAACTTACGTTTCCTTTCTTCCTCCCAACGCTTATTTATAGATTCTTTTGCCTTATCGCTTTTATCTTTCCTGATTGATAACCTTTCTACGGCTGTATTACTCCAAAATTTCTCTTTATTTACTTCAAATAAACTAAAATCGTGTATTACGGACTTTACAATTTCTTCATTCGTTCGTAATTCAAATGTAATACGTTCGTAATCTAGTTCGATAAAGCCATTTTCTTCATAAAGCATTTCGACAATACACCAGTAAATACCAACCCCCTCCATCCCATGTTTCATGCGAAGTTTCAATATCTTTCCATCAGAGCGTGAATTATAATCATGCGAAAACCAATGGGTATCCTTAGCCATTCTACTAATTAATAGGGGTAAAATAAAAAAGACTTTAACTATTTTTTTAGATAGTAAAGTCTGTGTTGAGTTTGCGGGAAATTACGGATACTTCTTGTTCATTAAATGTATCTCTTTTACCGTATATTTTGTTTGAAAATTTTGAGTCGGACATTTTTATGCCGGATTCATTAAGTGCGTGTATTAAGTACCCATTAGTTACCCGTTGGCGTTTTACCTCCTTTCGGATTCTTTCGCCTACATATTCATGCTTTTTAGCCATTTGTTACAGATTTTGCACAAATATAAATATTACTTCCAAAGTAAAAAATATTTTTTTGTTTAAATGTTTTTATTTTATTTTGTCCTTTCAAACCGTATGACCCATACCCAAAAGAATAACATATACCTACTAATGAAAAAATTAAATTTAATAATGGAAGTTAATGGTAGTGTATGGAAATGGGATTATAGTATTGATAAACCAATTAAAATTAAGTAGTTGGCGTATAATTCAACAATAATATCTAAGAAAAAAGTTTGTGTAAACTGTGGTAAAAAAGACTATTGGTTTTCAAATAAAATGTGCAAACAATGTGCTACGGTAGTATCTACAAATAAAAGAATTGAAAGGTTTGCAGAAATAGATACGGATGAAGAAGAATCAATAAGAAATTTAATAGAAGATATTGATACGGTGTATAGCTTATATATTCGTATTAAACACTCAAATTCAGATGGATTAGTTTCTTGTTATACTTGTGATAAAGTTGAAAAATATACTAAGATAGATTGCGGTCATTTTATACCTAGAGCAAATTTAATGGTAAGATGGAACGAACATAATACAAAGCCCCAATGTGTAACGTGTAACCAATATAAAGACGGTAATATAGAAGTATATAGGGAAAGATTAGACAAAGAAAATAATGATATTTCCGATTGGTTATCTGAACAAGCAAGGCAAATATGGAAACCTACCCGAACCGAATTAAAAGAACTACTTTCAGAATATCGTCATAAACTTGAATTAGTAAAAAGAAAATTAAAATGAGTTCAGTACTTACCAAAGGTATATACCATTTAAACATAGCACTAGAGTATTTTAATGCTTTTAAAGTAGAGTGTAAACAAGAAGCAAAGTATCAATCCGGAACATGGATAAAAAGAATAGAATGGCTTAATAATGATATTTATTCAGCACTTACACCAGAAGCAAAACAATTATTTAATGAAGAAATAAAGAAAGGGGATTTACTATTTCATGAGAATTTATCTGAAAATATATTACGAATGAATCCTGAACAAAGGGAACTGATAGAAAAAATAGCTGAAGGAATTTTAAAAGGTGAAATAATCGAATACGAAAAACAATAAATTATGAATTATTTTGCGTTACCAATTTTAAAAGAAAGGGATATAAAATTAGATGATTTGCGTAACAATATACCCCAATTAGTTGATATAGTATCGGGGATATATGGTTTAGATGCAGATGAATTGTCTTACTGTATTACAAGTAGGAGAAAAGAGTTAGTTACAGCTAGGCAAATGATTATTTATATTTTGAGAAAGAAAACAACAATGTCATTTTCAGAAATAAGTAGAAAGATATTCTTTTTGACAAAAAGTAATACTATATCCGCAGCCAAATCATTTGAAAATAAATTAAAAAGTTGTCAAATTACATTATCCGAATACGAAAAAGTTTTAAGCCACATAAAATAATATGCCAACTAAGCCTTTATGTAAAGATAAGAATGGTTACCAAAAAATGCTTTGGACTTATAAAAGTAGAGTTGATGAAATAATAAAACAAGGGAAAAGACCTTCAAAAAAATTAAGAATAAAAATAACTACTTTACGGTTAGCATTAAAAAAATATGAATTAAGAGAACAAAAATTAAATAATATACGTTTACTTATAATAGAATTTTTAGGAATAGATGTAAAAGAGTCTGCAGGTAAAAGAGTTGGTAGGTATGATAAAATGTTAGCAAGAAATATATTTTTTAAATATTGCATGGAAACTGGAATAAGGGGAAGTTATGCAAGCAATTATTTGAAATTATCAATAAGGCGGGCACAATCACAAAGATTAAATTTTACTAGGTCATTTGATACTAACGAAAAAAATAAAGAATACTACCATAGATTTATTAAATACATTGAATCCATAAATAAAAACACCCCCCAACAATGCACATACTCTACACCGTATTGTCAATATTAGGAATTATATTTTTTATTGGTTGCATAGGTATAGGTATTTACTTCTTAGGTTACGATAAAGGTTGGAAAGAAGCCAAAGAATCCAAAACTGACTACTGGCAAAAAATAGAAAAAGACTACAATGAATTAAAATTAAAGTTGCTGAATAAAAAGTAATTACTACTTTTATGATGCTTTTTTTCTTTGTTTCATTGTATGTTTTTTGGTTTTCCCCGACCTATAGAAATAAGTCGGGTTTTTTTCGTATATTAATTTTTGAAAATGTTAATAAATAATCCTAATTTTACTTAACCTAACCCCTTAAAAATGCTCACGAAAGATGAGATTAATAAAATAATAGCGGATAATTGGGATAATAAAACTAATTCAGAAATTGGTAAACTTTGTGGCGGGTTAAGTGACGATTCAATACGGAAACGGGCAAAAAAAATACCCGGACTTAAAAAGAAAGGATTAGATTTTTGGGCAGAACTTAACCGAAAAAAAGCATCTGAACTACATGAAGCCCTACAAAAAGAATGTGAAGAAGTAGGTATACCGCAGCAAGACGTAAACCATTATTGGTATAAAGGGGAACATTTCTCAATACATGTAGGCAACAAAAAAGTTAATTTATGGGATTTAAAAGAGAGTATTATAGCAGATATGCAACAATATTCCCCAAAATATCCAGTAATTAATTACCCAACAATAACAGACCCCCACCTACTTGTATTAGACCCCGCAGATATACACATAAATAAGCTATGTAGTGCATTTGAAACAGGAGATGCCTATAATACAGAAACAGCCGTAAAAAGGGTAAAAGAAGGTGTTACGGGCATTTTACAGAAGTCGCAGCCGTATAACATAGAAAAGATACTTTTTATAATTGGAAACGATATTTTACACACAGATAATCCCAAAAGCACAACCACTAGTGGAATATTTCAAGATACCGAAATGATGTGGTATGATGCCTTTAAAGTAGCCTTTAAGTTATATGTAGATATAATTGAAATGTTACTAACGGTTGCCCCTATAACTATCCAATACGACCCTAGCAACCACGATTATTTAGTAGGATTTTTACTTGCACAGGGAATAGAAGCATGGTTCAGAAATAACGAAAATATTAAATTTAACGTAACAATAGCACATAGAAAGTATTTTAGATACGGTAAAAATTTGATAGGGACTACTCACGGGGATGGGGCAAAAGAAACAGATTTAGCCCTACTTATGGCACATGAAAGCAAAGATTGGAACGAATGTAAACACCGATATTTCTATGTCCACCATATCCACCATAAAAAAAGTAAAGACTATATGAGTGTATGCGTGGAAGCCCTTAGAAGCCCTAGCGGTACGGATTCTTGGCATCATAGAAATGGTTACCAGTTCTCCCCTAAAGCAGTAGAAGGATTTATACACCACCCTGAATATGGACAAATCAGCCGGATTACACACTTATTTTAAGAAAAATTAACCACAATGATTGAATTACCCGACACCTTTTACCAACTTTCAAGGAAAGAACAAGAAGAATACCTAAAGAAGTATCTATCTAAATACTATGCTGTTACAGATAACATAAAAAAGTTATTAGGAATAATTAGGGGGCATCATAGGAAAATAACCGAAGAAGATTTATCTTAGGGGTATGAATAAGGTAAAAAAGGTCATACACCGTAAATTAGGGAAGGAAAGGGCTATGGGATTAGCTTATTGTGATAATGGAGAAATACACATAGATGAACGGTTAAATGGCAAAGAACACCTTGAAATTTGCATACATGAAATGGAACATATATTAAATCCAAAGTGGGCTGAAATAAAGGTACAAGGTCATGCTACGGAAATAGATAGGGTATTATGGGAGATAGGTTACCGTAGAGTATCAGTTTAAATTCCCCTTAACAATAATCTTCATTTTTTCAGTCATAGGTTTATCTGCTAATATTAATTCCTTAATAGCTGATATTAGGTTTTCATTTTCTAACTTTAACTGGACATTTTTAAAACGTAAATTCATTATAATAGTTTCCTGTTCTTCTATTATTTCTTTGTCTGATTTACCTTCGTATAATATGTTTAAGTCGTCTGTATCTTCCATATAAAATTGGTTATTGATTAATAGATTTAAGGAATGTTTCTTTGTCGGGGGCTGAATTTTCACCAAAATCTTTTATAACTTCGGGCAATAAAGATGTTCTGTAATCATAACCTGCATCCCATATCTTTTCAACCGTTTCCCTATCCATCTTAGTTGCTCCCATCTTACGGGCTTTTATGTGGGCTTCTCGTAGCTTTTTTTGAAAACCTCCTAAATCATTATCCCAAAATGGGAACTTCGGATATTCTATTTCCGCTTCATCCATTAACTCCTCCTCTGTCATTGTTGGGGGATGGAATTGGGCGGCATAATCATTCAACATTCCAACCATTCTACTAAATTCTGGCATTTTACTCATATCTTCAATAGAAGCCATATCTGTTTCAGGTGTTCCTGTTTGGGTCATAATAAATTTCCACAAAAACTCCTCTGCACTAAGTATTTTATCTTTTGTCATGGGGTGTATGATTATATGGTGGAAAAAAGAAGTTTAGCAATGCTGTTAATACTATTGCGCCAAATACCGATTCACAAATGATTTGTATTAGCTGTTTAATCATGGGGTTTGTTTTGAT